GCGCTATGAAAGCTAAAGAAGCGGAATATATTGACCCTATCCTTGAACATAAGGGAAAAACCCTTTACCATGTAAATCGTGAAAAGCAGAACACGGTGAAAATGACAGTAAACTACTAACCTTTTTTGGTTAGCATAGATATTTTGCAGAGGAGGATTTTATGGGTAAGTTTAATATTGGTCAGTTTGAAAACGCATTTTATGGTATGTTATACAAAGATTTTAGCCTTGACGTAACTAGCTTCAATCGGAAAATTTGCTATCATGGCCGAATTTTACGGGTACGCATGGAAAATGCGCGGATTGTGTCTATTGTGGACTTGTCGGGCTTGCACCCCGTTCTTTTGTACAGTCAAGAGGCTGTTTCCGCTTGACACTATAGCGGATATAATGCTAATGTATTTACAAGAGGAGAATTTGAAGATGAAATACACTTTTTCGCAATTAATTAAGGAACATTCATACCATAATTATCGCGCTATGGAAGTGATACGCGACGACGGCAAAAAATGCCATGGATTTCTGTACACTCTTTTCAATGAAATTACACTGGAAGAAAGAAAGAGATTGGCAGAATTTAATAATGTAAAAATGTTTGTTTCTGCTTGTCAATATGCGCCGGAAATTAAAAAATCGGCCATTTTTATTGGGAACTCTTTTATAAGGAAGGGAGTAAAATGACAGTATTTGACAGTAGATTTTCTGGCGCGGTAACTGTAAAGATTGTAGGGAAAATCGATGAAAATTTTGATTTTTTTAGTAGGAAAGATACTTTTCGGTGTATATCGACAAGTCGGACAAATAGGACGTATCCAAAGGGAACTATCATCGATGCTATGGGTTATGACTTGTTTGATACCTATTCTATCAATAGAACCGGTTTTTTTACCTATAAGGGTAAAGACTGGAAAAGTAAAGAATATCCCATAATCGACGGAATCAGTCTGGCCACTAAAATTCAGGAACGGGGAAGATACTAGAATGAAGAGAGAAAGGGGCCTTTTTTACGTCAAGTATCTTGGTGTTTGGTTCATAGCAGGAAAAGACATTCACTCAGCTATAGAATATTTCAAGAGAATAAGGGGTATAAGATGAATTTTAATGTACTGAATGACGGGACTATTTTGACGGCTCAGGGTATTAAAGTAGGAACTATCATCATTGACAGTAATAAGTATAAAGAGACTCTAATTAATGCTATCTATAAGGCGCAAAACGTAGATATACTTGTCGATATACTTGACGATATATCTGCTATTCTTCCTTCAGTAGAAAATGATAGCGCTGATTATGCAATCATAGACGGGCTACTGGAGAAGCTCAAACCCGCACAAAAACAAGATATGTTATGTGATATCATATCTTTGATAAACTACTATAAGTAAAGGAGCGCAATGTAAACCCTAGGACTAATCATCCTAGGGTATTTTTATACCATATAGCTTATATAATGAGCATTGGAATATAACAGATAACTAATAGTAGGATATGTACAGTATTAATATAAGTACAGACAATATATACTGTAGTTTTGTAGGGCCGGATTTTATAGGGTCAAAAGTATACTGGTGGTATACCTAAACTGAATATGAATACATGTTTATGTTTTAACATAGTGTTAAATAGTATAGTAATTACTAAAGTAAATGGATATAATAAAATAACAGTGTTAAGTTATAGTGTTCTACCCATGCTACTAAAATGATAGCGTTCTTATTACACTGCAAGCCCATATCTAGTACCCTCTCATAATCCTGTCCATGGTGTAGCTTACTGCGTATAATGGTACTTCTGTCTACCTACCTTAAATACCACTGTATATAATGCTATACAATCTGTAATACCACTATATATGACAGCCGTTTTTATGCATAAATTGAACTATGATGCATATATAGCGTGCGTGCTAGACTTATGCACATATTAACAGGCGCTATATGTGGAGTCCCATGAGCGCGGAGACGCTAGGGGGGGTGTATGGGGGTCAGTCTACTTATAGTACAGGCTACCTTTTGAGATAAAAATTTGTCTCTTATAGGGGGATGACCCCTCTTGACATTTGTGATGGATTGTGTATTATATCTTTATAAGGAGCATATATGTTAGATATACAAGAAATGCGTGAAAGATTTGAATACAGACCAGAAACAGGAACAATACATCATAAAAAGGATTGGCTACCTTCTACTCATATAGGGGATGAGGTTGGAAAGCAAAAAAAGAATAATAGATATTTCATAAAGGTAAAAGATAAGAAGTATTCAAGAGCTAGATTTGGGTGGTTTCTCTATTATGGTGAATGGCCTAAAAATGCTTTATCTCATGCAAATGGCGATTGTTTCGATGACAGGTTATGTAATTTAGCTGATGTTGAAGATGTATACGCTTTCAGGAAATCTCAAGGATTAATACAAGATCCAGAGGTATTTGAGTGGTCTATATATAATTTTAGAAATAAGTTTTTCTATAAAGAGGGATTTTTATATAGAACCAAGGATAATTCTATGGTTAAACCCGGAATAGCTGCTGGAGGATATTTGTATGCTAGTATTGGCGGTTTGGTAAAACCCTATACTCATATGATTTGGTACTACTTCAATGGGGAGTTTCCGCCAAAAGATTTAGAAGTGGATCATATTAACCATGTTAGAGATGATAATAGAATAGAGAACCTAAGACTTCTTACTAGACGGCAAAATTGTGCTTCTAAAGCCAATAAAACCCATCTCACTGGAGCATTTAAAACGGGGAAAGATCGCTGGACTGCCCGGATATCTGTAAATAAGAAGCATATTAAAATAGGTTCTGGATATACTTCTGAATTAGAGGCTCATCAAGCCTACCTGAAATACATAGAGGATCATCCAGAATTAAAATAAAATTTCTAAAAACACACTCTTATAGGCGAAAAGCCCTTGACACCACATCTTCTATCTACTATACTCCCAATATCCTATAGGAGGTATGTTATGCCAACAACTATAGTTACAGAAGGCTATGTAGAGAAATCAGAGAAGGGTTATCTTGTAGAAGGGGATGTGCTATAATGCGGTTATATTACAGGAGGTAAGTAAGTGATTTTACTGTCAATATGGCTTGCAATTGCCTCTTGTATCCCTGCTAAATCTCAGGATATGGTGTTTACGGAGTCTATAGTGAGCTTGTATTGTCGAAAAGATGACAAGAAGAGAAATGCGTTTTCTGCTGCTAGAGACTGTTAAAAGGAGCGTAATTATGAATCTTATTTCTGGAATTTCTGTGTCTCTGGAGTATTCCCCGTTTAGTGTGGTAGCATCAGTGTATCTTGATAATGGGGACACAGTAATCAAAATTGAACAAGCTGAGGCAGATACCGCTGCAAATGCTATTTCTGCTGTTATGAGTAAGCTTACCAACCGTATTCTGGAGGTAGTTAAGTAATACCTATTGACACAAAGCAGTATTCCATGCTATAATGCATTCAATGGTTAGGAGGTTGATTATGAAGAAACTTCTTGGGATCCTTTTTGTGGTATTGGCTCTTACAGGTTGTCAACAAGTGCTGGATGAGGTAACTGATGATGAATATGGGGATAGGTACAGTAATATGGGCCTCTATTATGGTGATTTTTCAGGAATACATTACGAAAATGATGTAGCAGGTTGGATTAACACCCATATTAGGTATCAGGCATCATCTCATTTACAAACACTTGCGGAATGTATGGAGTCAGGCCACGGAGACTGTGAAGAAAAAGCTCTAATGTATCTAAACATTATGTACCTTGTCTTTCATAAAAAAGGTGAACTGTGTGTAGTCAGTACTTCAGACAGAACAATAGAGGCGGGTGGGCAGGATAGCAATCATGCAGTTGTCCGGTATGGGGGTGTTATCATAGAACCAGCTACAGGAAGACCCACTAACTACAACGTTCATTATAGCTATTCTTTCGATCATATATTTAAGTAAGGAGACACCAATGACTTCCTCTGAGTATGATGAGTACCGTTCTTATGTAAAAAGCAGCAGTGACGAAGAGCTTTACTATGAGTCTGAGGATACCTTTTCCCAGATTAGCGACGAGGATGAGGGTATTAAGTATGCCCTTTGTGTGGAAGAACAGAATAGGAGGAGTCGTGGGAGAAAGTTGGCTTGACGATGCTGTGAAAAGTGCCACAGGTAATATTTTACAATATGATGAATTCGAGGCAGAGGTATTTGGAGTATTCAAGAAATACAGGGAAAATGGGTATCCAGACGGTATTATAGTGTCTCTGGTATGTGATGGGACTAAAATGCCCATGACTATTCCCGCTATGTTCGATAAGTGGAGGAGTCAGCAATGAACTATGTAGAGCCTCCGCTTCCTGTAGGTGATATAGTTATTTGTTCTTTGATTGCAGTGGTTTGTGTTTATTATCTTTTAACCCATTGGAATGATGTATTCCCTAAATAGGAGATAAAGTGAAAAAAGTATTATGTATAGGAATATTGACTATTATGGTCAGCTTGTCTGTATTCTCAGACATACCGAAGGAATTTTACGCAACTTTTGTGGAAACTTGCATTGCATATAATGTTCCTATTGAATATGCTTCTCGCCTAATTGCATATGAGTCGGGGTGGAACCCTAAGTTTATTAATAAAAACACGAACGGATCTAAGGACTATAGTTTGTGTCAACTTAATTCTGATTGCCTTTACGACTTGCGTAGATGGCATAATCATGGAGAACCATTTGACCCAATGAACTGGAAAGACAATCTTCGTATAGGAATAGCCCACATGAGGTTTTTATATGATAGAAACGGGCAGTCTTGGTGGGCAGCAGTGGCTTGTTACAATATGGGAGAGCGAGGATTCAGTGATTGGTGCGCAGGAAAGAGAAAATTACCTGATGGGACGCAACAAGAATTGAATTTTGTATTTCAGTAGTATTGACAAAGACACGTAAATAGGTTATAATACTAAGTATGGATGTACAGGAGGTAAGGCATGAAACAGGTGATGAGTAAGTTTGAGATTTGGAAGGAATCTGTGTTGATCTTCTTTGACAATGCATACGCTTTTGGCAAGTCACCAGAGGAAATCTTGGCAGAAGTCAAAGATATTGTCACAGAGACTGAACTGGGTGATATGGGATACACATTGGAACAGCTCATGACGGAGTGGAAGGCTGATAGGGGGATTGTATGAAAGTACTCATTACTAATGAGGCCCTTAATATTGGGAATGGTGTTATTTTGTATAATGCTTCAGTATATTCGGAGGAATTCGGTGGCTATGTAGGATATCTTGAGAATGGAGTGAAGATGGTTATAGCAACTGAGGATGGGGCTATTATTGTGGAGGATGGTGATGAAGATATTGAGCATCTTCTGTGAGTTCTTTAAGGCAGTAGGTTGGGTGTTTTACCGCAGCAAGGACAAGCGTTGAACAGGATGTTCTTTAAGCTCAGGGACTACTTGCTCCAGAATATGCACGATGGGTATAATCTCGGAGCAGTAGTTCTTGATAAAGGTGGTGGGATTCTAGGATGGGGGTTTAATTCCTATGTTAAAACTCATCCTAAGATGTGCCTCAATAAGCATTACAGAGTGGAGCAGATATTCATTCATGCTGAGGCCGATGCTTTATACTCTCTGAGTGATAAATTGACGCCCCACACCATGCTTATTGCCCGGATTAACAGAAACGGAGATTTCCTTAATGCTCGGCCTTGCGTCGGGTGTTATGCAGAGATTCAGAAAAGAGGACTCAAGAAGGTTTCGTATACGGTCGGGGCTGACGAAGTAGCAGAGCTGGACATGGGTGTGGATGTAGATAGTTATTATTAACCCTCCTTAACCGGGAGGGCTTTTGTTTTTATGCGGTAGTTATGAGGGGTGTTGACTTTCCGGTACGAAAATGTAAAATATAGACACAATAGGAGATGACATGGAAATAGAGATTAGTGGTTTTAAGGTTTTGATTGATGAAGATGACTATGAGAGGGTTACTGCCCATAAATGGCGTGTAATGTGGGGGAAGGCAAAGAAAGAGCAGCTGTACTATTTCAGATCTGCCTTCTGGTTGAAAGACAAGAAAGAATATAAGGACACCTTTCTGCATAGATTTATTATGGGGTGTACTCATGGGGACGGTAATGTAGTAGACCATAAAAATCACAATACTTTAGATTGCAGGAAAGAGAATCTAAGGATATGTACTCCGACCCAGAATACTCAAAATTCTAGGATGTATAGGACAAATAAAATAGGATACAAGGGGATCAAGCAAGATCCCTCCACGGGTCATTGGAGTGCAAGAATACAGACACCAGACGGGGTTAGATTGTCATTAGGTACTTATAGTTCAGCAGAAGACGCTGCTAAAGCCTATGATAGAGCTTCCTTGGCTTATTTTGGTGAGTATGCAGTTACTAATTTCTCTAAAGAGAACTATACAGAATATGACCTGACTCATTTGGATCAGTCAACAGAAATGCCCTCTAAAAGCAACTCCTCTGGATATGTTGGAGTGACTTGGAGTTCTGTGGGTAAGAATTGGAAAGCGCGTTACATAGATAATGGTAAAACTAAATGGCTTGGTACGTATAAGGATCCATATGATGCCTATCTAGCTAGAGAGAAATATATAGCAGAACTAAAGGAAGGTAAATAATGTCACGCAGCTCTCCTTACAACTGGCAGATGGTTCAGAATCTTATAGAGCATCCTCACTTAATTGGTTTACTCGCTAACAAAAAACTTTTGACAGAGGAGCATAGTCGTTGGATCATCTGGATGCACAACACGAAAGAAGATTCCCTGCTACAAGCTAGTCGTGGCTCTTACAAAACAACCGCGGTTATAGAAATTGGAATTATCTATAGACTTATAAGGAATCCCAATGCTACTATGGCAGTATTTCGTAAGAGTTATACAGCAGCATCAGAAGTAGTTAAAGCCGTGTGTGAGATCATGGAAACTCCTGCGATAAAGGAACTCCTCACTTTTGTGTGGTTTGCTGATAGGAACGGGAGAATCCCTGATAAAGCGGAATGGCATTTCACAACCAGAAAAGAGGGGAAGATAAACTTGTCTGTACGAACAGACCATACCCCTGAGTGCACACTAGAGGCTCTTGGACTAGATTCTCGCGTAATTGGAAGGCACTACAGTGATTGTATTATGTTGGATGATATAACAGACATAAATGATCGCATCTATAAATCTGAACGTGAATACACAAAACTCATAGTCTCCGAAGTTAGGGCTAATATTGCCTCTCCCGGATGTGTCTGCCTCTTCACTTCGACTTGCTGGCATGTCTCCGACGCCCTCGAAGAACTCAAAGCCAACGGCATTCGCCAGAAAGTTCTCCCCTACCAAGTCCTACCATTTATGTCTCCTGAGAAGATTGAGTTAGCTCGTCGTGCACAAGGCCCTCTCCTTTTTGCTTGTAACTATGAACTCCGCTTCGACTCTGATGCTGACCGTATCTTTACAGATCCTGTTACAGGCAAATGGGACTTCGCTCACGCGAAGAACATTAAAGCACACATAGACGCTGCTTATTCTTCTCCCGGTGACAAAGACAGAGATTATTGCGCTCTTACTATTATGTGTGAGTTACCTAACAATAAGATAGGTTGTATAGGATGGATAGAGCAAATTCACGCAAAGGACTGGATCCCGTTTATATTTGAACAGATGGGCAAGTACAAGGCTAAGATACTCTATGCTGAGGAAAACGGAGATAAGGGCTTCCTGCTGGATCTGATTGCGGGGGATCCTAGGGCAAGGTCTTTGGGTATTTTTACAGAGTCCTATGTGGAGAAGCAGAATAAGCAAACCAAGATCGCTACTATAGGATATGAGGGATTTAAGAATACAGTGTTTGCTGAAGAGGGTGATCCTATGTATTTGGAGCAGATATTGTCGTGGAATGAGAAGGATAAGACTATACACGAAGACGCAGTTGATTCCCTTAGTAGCCTTTATCGAGAAGGTGGGTATGTCTCCCTTACTAACTCCATGAATCTATATAATAGTGATATGTGGAATCAGCAATATGCTGGATTTAGGTTTTAGTGGGTTGGCAGAGAATAAATTCTTTGCATTTTTACCAGTGCTCTCCTTTGCAGGAGGGCTTTTTTGTTTTACTTCTATCCTTTGCCTTATCCTAGGTAAGTTACTTATGTACTATAGTTCTGAGGAACCCTGTCTCTGAACACACTCGTCCCATTCCTAGGAGGTATAGTCCTAAGAGTGGGAGCGTTGGTGTGAAGGTAAGCGTCCTGAGTCGCCCAGCCCTTCCTAGTTAGACAGCACAAGCTAACTAATGTCGATTTATCGGGGTTTTCGTGCTCCCCGCAGACTACTATGGCTCGACTATCTACGCTCGTCACCACTTGGTATTTCGTCTGTATTCCATGTCTGCCACGACATTACACGATATGACACGTTAAGGTTAGCAAAGTTCTCGTGTAAAGATACAAAACCCTTGAAGGGATACTCTGGTGGTTAATCCAGAAATACGGCTAACACAACGTATTATAAGTATCCCTTTAAGGGTTTATACACTATGTTAGCTCTGTTACATCTGGGAACCACCCAAATATAGGCAACATACTAATATACTCTACAGAAATGTCAAGTACCCTCATTACAGCGTTCCTATGAGGGGTGTTGACAAAATCATACAGTAGTGTATCCTTTTGTATACAATGCCAGAAACAGAAGTCAAGCGGGGTCGTGGACGACCTCCTAAAGCTAAAATAGATCCCGTTGTAGAAAGCACCCCCCATGCTGATGAAGCCTTGTTTGATAGCTCTTATTGGTCGAACATGGCCACAGGTCTTGGTCAGAGACAGGACAAGACTGCATGGACTCATTACGGCAACGCTACTATCCTAGATGATTCTGAACTCACCCAGCTTTGTCTTGGTGATGGTCTTGCTTCTCGTATAGTCAATTCTATCCCCCAAGACGCTACCCGTGAAGGTATCTGGATAGAGGATGAAACCACCAGAAAGAAAATGGATAGGGAATTCGAGCGTCTTGGTGTAGAGGAAGCTCTTTTCACAGCCCTCTCTTTCCAGCGTCAGTATCGTGGCTCCCTGATTATTATAGGCGCTATGGATGGTCGGACTGTAGACCAACCTCTTAACGAGAAAGCAGTTCGTACTGTTGAATTCCTTAAGCCCATTGATGCGACCTGTGTAGACCTTCAGGATTCTGACTGGGATATGGATCCTATGTCCCCTACCTTTGGCAAGATTATCCGTTATTCTGTTCAGTACTACATTAAAGACACCTATGTACGCTATAAGATACACTATACAAGGGTGCTTGAGTTCAAGAATGACCCTGCCCCTACTTGTAACTATGCAGGACTTCTCCAGACTAATAAGTATTGGGGGCTTTCCAGCCTTCAGGCTATTTATACCTCCTTATCTGCTCTAGGCTCCATTACTCAGAGTACTGTCAACATTATTCTGGACTTCGTTTCTGGTACATACAAATTCAAAAACCTTGCCTCCCTCCTTGCTGCAGGTGGAGAAACGTCCCTTGCTAAACGCCTTCAGGCTATACAGCTCTCCACCTCAGTCCTTAATGCTCGTGTCATCGACAGTGAAGAAACATTCTCGAAAGAGTATGCAACCGTCACTGGTATAGATGCACTTATTGACCGATACATGCTTATGCTCTCTGGCTCCACAGGAATCCCTGTAACGAGGTTGTTTGGTCGTGCTCCCTCTGGACTCAATGCAACAGGTGAAGCTGATTATAATAATTACCTTGACATTGTGCAGTCTTTCCAGAAGAATCGACTCAAGCCACAAGTTCGTAGACTCCTCACTATCCTCTGCTATGCAAACAAGCTGAATCCTGATGTAGACTTTGAGTTTAATGCTCTTTATCAGATGTCTGAGATAGAGAAGGCTAACCTTGCTAAGACTGAAGCCGATACTCAGGCAGTTCTTGTTGACACTAATCTCAGACTTTGTGAGGCTGGTGTCAGGGACTATGAAGCCTATAGTAAGGAACTTGGTTATGGTGGCGAGTATACAGAGATAGAACCAGACACATCCCCTACTGAACCTCCTGCTGCTACTGAAGGCAAGATGCTTACAGAAGATGATCTAAAGGCTAAATAATGACCGCCTTTGAGAATAATTTCAAAACATTACTTAAACTCTATCGTTCTGGTATGACTAAAGCACAGCGTACTAGAACAAGGCATAGACGCCCTAAGGCACCAACATATCCTTTGGCTATAGAACGTGAGTATGCTAAGTATATATCTAATACAGTCAATAGAACAGCAGATAGTGCTATAGAATTACTTCGACCATTCCTTATGAAATATACTCCTGCCCATACTGACTCTGTAGATTCAGAACTCGATGATATTATGAGTAAGTTAGAGGAAGAACTGGGTGTAATTTATGGCACAAACGCTCTCTCCTCTGGGATGTTGTTTAGGACTCTTGAATCTATAGCAGAACAGATCCTTGGTAAGAATTCAGCATTTATGCAAGCAGAAATCAAGATAGTCTCTGGACATGAAATGCAACTGGACTATTCTTGGTGGCCTGAGACTAAGGCTTTATGGGAACAGGAAAACTATAAACTCATCACTGGATTAAATGAAGAGTATATTAAGAAATTAAACAGTGTTGTTATCAATGGTGTCCAGAACGGAACTCCTTTTGAGACTTTAGTAGACCAGATAAAAGCTGTAAATGATAATATGTCAGATGCTAGAGCTAGACTTATTGCTAGAGACCAGACGGGAAAGTTACAGGGACTTATTTCTAAAGCGCAGCAGACCTCTATCGGGATGACTGCATACTATTTCATGACAGCACATGATGAGAAAACGCGTGGTAATCCTCGTGGTAAATATCCTAGAGCAATTTCACATTGGGCTTTAGATGGAATGCTTTGTGCTTGGAGTAATAACAGTGTTTACTCTGATGATTTAGGTGTTACTTGGAAGCAGAGACCGTCTTCATGGATTCATTTGGCACCGGGAATGGATATACAGTGCCGATGCACCGCCGCAAGCTCATGGTCGTCCTACTTACAAGATATTGACAGGGGGTTGGCATGATTTGTCCTCCAGAATTACTTCAAGCTATAAAAGAAGCTATAGAGCATATTGATTATGGTTCTGTAGAGATTACTTTGAACTCCAAGGGCAACTGGTTCGAGATCATTACAAAAGAGAAGCGTCGTCTGGATAAGGACGATATTCATTTTGACGTATGAGGGGTGTTGACAAAAGTATACACAACTGTATGATTTAGTATACACTTTGGAGGACATTATGCCTTGCGGAACTAAGAAGAAACCAAAGAAGACAGGAACCATTAAGAAATGAGAGTAACTAGATATGATACAGCCAAAGGCGATGCTCTTACTTTCCCCGCCAAGTTTAATGAGGACGGGACTGTAGAAGCTCGTTCTATTATTACTTCGATTGGTGTGTTTCCTTATAAGCTCCCTAATGGAACCATCCGACATGAGCTTCGCACTCCAGAGGAAGTCTTTTCTAAAGTAAGCCTTGATTCTATGTCTAATATGCCTATCTATGTTGGTCATCAGTATGATTCTAATAAGAAACTGATTAAAGATGAAGTAAAACGAAAAGAACTTGCAGTGGGCTTCACCTCTGATTCTGTTGTAGGAAATAATGTTTATGTTGCTACTGACCTTAAAGTAACGCGTGCTGATGGTGTAGAAGCCATTAAACGAGGTATGCAGTCCCTTAGTGTAGGTTATGACTGCGAAGTAATTCCTGAGTCTGGTACTTGGTGTGGGATTCATTATGATGCTAAACAGGTGAATATAGTCAACGACCATCTCGCTCTGGTGTGGTGCGGTCGTCAAGGCGATCAAGCTGTGATTCATATGGATAGTGAAGATGCAATACTTGTTGATGATGCCGCAGTAGTGGCGGCTGAAGATAAAAACTCTAAGGAGAAGGAAATGGCTAATAAGAGAACCATTCAGCTCGATTCTGTTGACTATGAAGCAGATGAAGCTGTAATTGATGCTCTCAAGAAAGTAGAAGCCAGAGCCGACTCGCTTGATGGAGAGCTGAAAGCCGCTGGTGTGGACAAGTCCAAACTTGAGGCAGAACGCGATTCTTATAAGGCGAAATTCGACGCTGCTGAACTTGAACTTGAGAACATGAAGAAAGCCCATCTCGATGAATCTGCTATCAATGCTCGTGTAGCACAGCGGATCGTTCTGGTGGAGACTGCTAAGAAAGCTGGTGTGGAAGTTAAGGGTGACGAGGCTGACGTTGATCTCAAGAAGGCTGTCATTGCTAAGGTCTATGCCGATGTGAAGCTGGAAGGCAAGAACGAGAGCTATATTGATGCTCGTTTTGATTGTGCAGTAGAGGATCTTCCGAAGATGCTCACTGCTGGTGCAGATGCTACCGTCCGTGCAGTTGCGGCTCCCGTTGTTAAAGCTGATAGTGCTGATGCAAATCTCGCTGAGGCGGCTCGTCAGCGTATGATCGATAACCTTTTGAATAAGGGTAAAAAGGAGGGCAAATAATGGGTGCTTATGGTAATCCTGATGCCGCTATTGCTGGTATGATTGTTGGTGTTCCCAATGCCGTGGAATCTGCAATCGCCAAAGAAGATATTGCTTACGGTTCTCCGGTTTACGGGCCGGTAGGAGTAGAGAACGTGGCTTATGGCCCTCACAAGGATAAAGCAACCACTCTTCTGAGTGCTGACCTTGTTACCTCTAACGTAATCACCACCGTCATCAATAGCATTTCGGTTGCATCTACATTTGCTACTGACCATGCTACGACTATGACTGCCCATATTGCGGCTATCAATGCTAAGGCAGAGCTTGTTGCCCTTGGTATCACTGCTGTTGCTGGCGCTACTAACCGTGGAATCGTGATTTCTGCTCCTGCAGGACTCGATCTTGTTGTTACTCAGGCTGTGACGCTTGGTGGCTCTCAGGCTACTGCGACCATCACCTACGGAACCAATCTTAAGTTCCTTGGTGCTGCTGCGTTTGTTCAGAACGGCGGTAAGGATTGGGGTGCTGGTACTGCTAAGTGGAAGATCGGTATGTCAGTCAACATTGTTGCTGATGGTACTCTGTGGGTTCCTGTCGAGTCCACTGTTGGTGACAAGGATCCTGCTTACGCTGTTATCGGTGGAACGGGTACTCTTGGTAAGTTTAATGATGTTTCTACCAATAACTACGACATTGGTAGCTTCTTTCGCTCGAACGTAAACAATGGCCTTGCGATCCTCGAAGTTCGCGGTCTTAAATAAGGAGGTAGAAAATGGCTGATGACATGATGCACCTTGATTCCGGCGAGTCTATTTTCTTTACCCGTGAACTTGAACGGATTCGCCCTAAGACGTATGATATCAAGTATGATGATGCCAACAAGATGCTGGCAACGCTTCCCATCGACATGAGTGGTGATGAGCTTGATATTGATATCACCCATCGTTCCTATGGTCGTGTTGGTATTGCTAAGATGGGTGGTGGTGACTATGCTACTGACTTCCCGTCTGTCGATATCTTCGCTACCGAGACGACTGTTAAGGTCTACCCGATTCAGGTGTCTTATCGGTACAACCAGCTTGAGATTGCTCGTGCTGCCAAGCTGGATAAGCCGCTTGAGTCGCTTCGTGCTGCAGCTGCTCGTAAAGCAATCGACAAGAAGGCTAACGATGTTGCCGCTCTTGGAGACCCCGTAACCGGTGCTAAGGGCTTCTTCAATGCGGCAGGTGTTTCTGAGTATACTGTTCCTGATGGAGCTGCCTCATCTCAGAAGTGGGACACTAAGACCTCGGACGAAATCCTCAAGGATCTCTTTGGTATCAGCAATGCTATCATCCAGTCCACTAAGGGAATTGAGATTCCAGACACCATCGCTCTTCCGCTTTCAAGCTATCAGCTCATCGAGCAGAAGCGTCTCTCCAGCGAGAATGACAAGACCGTCCTCCAGTACTTCCTTGAGACCAGCAAGAACATCACCAATGTTATCTGGTTCAACGAGCTTGAGACGATCACTACTTCTCTTGGACTGACTGGCTACGATTCGACCAAAGGTTTCTACTGCTGGAAGAACGACAGTGACCACCTGTGGTACGATATGCCTCTTCCATTTAAGCAGGGTGAGGTTATGCGTGACGGTCTCGCTTACGTAATTCCTTGTTATGCACGAGTGGGCGGCGTTTTTATCGCATACCCCCTGAGTGTGCAGCGCGGATTCGGAATTTGATCTAACCTAAGTATGAGGGGTATTGTCTTTCGGGGCAATACCCTTTATTTTTATCCAATCATAAAGGAGATACCTATGATTATTACTTCTAAAAGCGACGGATGCATTAATGTACCTTGTGCTACATTGCCTAACACGTATGTAACGATTGTTCCGGGCACTAGCGAAATCGATGATGTCCAGTGGGCTGACGCCCGTAAGACTGCTATGCGGTTTATTGAGGGCGATGAGCCCCTCCTTAAAGAGGAATTCTACAAGGTCGATTACAAGGATATTGTAATCAAGAAGGGAGAGAAACCCGACGGTTCTGATGATGAGCTTATGTATCCTCGTGAGCTTGTGCTTATGTCAGAGAATGAGAAAGAAAAGGACAAGCGACTTGTTCCCGCTAAACTAGCCAATATCGACCGTAAGGGTGGAAAGGCTGGAGGTGGGGGTAAGGTGATCGCTCTTGTTAAAAACACGTTCCATCCTGATACTCTTAGGAATTGGTACGATATTGAAGAGCGACAGGATGTTCGTCTTGAGATCTTCAAGCAGAAAGAGGGTGTCGAAAAGGGCACCATCAAAGGATAAATAGATGACCGCCGAGGAAATACTGCAATACGAGTGTCCCGCTCTCTATGCACTTACCGCTACCATGAATTACTATGTAGCCTCTGCTAGGCTTGAGCTCAGCGCAAGTGCCCTCGGCGGTTTTTACGAAAGGGCTGTAGCTTATCTTGCTGCCCATCGCTACAGCCTTACAGTCCAGACTACAGCCGTAGGAGCTGGGGCTGGCAGGATTACTTCTAAGACTGAAGGCAGGCTCTCTGTATCATTTGGTGGTATAGACAGTGCCACTGATGATTATGGGCTTACTAATTACGGTTTACAGCTTAAAGGCATCATAGACAAATGCGGACTGAAGGCTTCATCTTCGTCTACCTTTGCTGTGAATTGCCTTATGGATAATTAACATGGCACTATTCCCTGAGTGCAGAGAAGCACATAGAGTTTATAGACAGGTTGAAGCGAGTGGCTTTTCTGATGCCACTCTTACTTATGTTGGAACAGTACAAGGCAGACTTGAGCCAATAGGAGCAAGTGAAGCCTTTTTGAATGAGCAAAATCACCAGAATATATCCCATTATGACTTTTTAGACTTTGTTCATGATGGAGTGGTTCATGCAAAAGACTATATATTGGATCCTAGAGACAAGCAATATCAGGTAGTAGGTGAGCCAGAGGTATGGAGAAATCTTATACCTCAGTTGGTTTTGAAGTTAGAGATACCTCAGACGGAGATAGACATAAGTGGCCTCTAGCGCAAAGTGGAAGACGACAGGACAGATAACCAAATCAAACTTCTCTGCTGCTATAGGAATAGGAATCCAAGGTGTACTTAATGATGTCGGCATGAAAGCTGTGACTAATATGCGATCCCTTACAAAGCCTCACGAAGCCACAGGCGAATTAACTGATTCCATTATGTATGTCACTCAAGGAAACAAGTCTAATAGAGGTAGTAGAGCAAAAGAGTCTCCCGATATAGATACACCAGCAGATAAGTACACAGTCGTTGTTGGATCTGCTGCGGAACATGCTATCTATAGAGAAACAGAGTCAGGTATCCACTTGACAGATGATGGTAGCGACTTGTTTATAGCACGGATGAAAGAGTGGTATAAGTTACGGTTTCGTGCAGACCCAGATTTGCCAGAGAATAAAAATAGTTTTTATGGGTTGCTGAGTAAGGTAAGAAACACTAAGACTGTAGGGGTGCCGTTCGTAAAACCCACCAAGGATATGATTGTACCTTATGCAAAAATGCAGTTTCAGAAAGCGATAAACACAGCACTAAAGGCGAAAAAATGATAGAAGCAGATATAATCAGCATATTACAAGGCAACACAGCACTCACCACCGCTCTTGGTGGTATCAACAAGATATTCTATATCCAAGCAGGAACAACTGCTACTATGCCTTGGCTGCTTGTAGAGATAGCCTCTGGAACTCCTCAGAAGATGGGGGCTAGTAGGCAGCAGGTTACAGCTACAGCCCGACTCACACTTGCCATTGCACATACCAGTGCTGTCAAGGGTAGGCAGATAATGGAATACGCCAAGGACGCTTTGCAGGGATTGCGCGGAGACGCTACAGAGAGTAAGGATCTTGAGGTTAGGTGCAGTGATGTGACGAGTTATGCAGGAGTAGGGGGTGCTGATATATTCAATCTTACCTGTACCTGTAAGTTTATGGAAGACTGGGTTACGCAACACATTTAGTTCATAGATAGGAATATTCGGAACCCACTGTAATAGGTGGGTTCTTGCTTTTATGTGGACGAAGGTACTTGACAAATTATTTACGTTGTGGTAAGGTGGATAAATTAAGGAGTTGACTATGACAAAGAAATGTACTAAATGCGGAGAAGAAAAAGACATCGATGAATTTGGGCCTAAGAAAACATCTCCAGATGGGCATACAACTAGGTGCAGGAAATGTCTAGCACAGATAAAAAGAGAATGGGTGCATAGGCCAAAAAAAGAAAAGGAAATCATTCCAGAAGGATTTCACAAATGTTCAAAGTGCGGGGAAGTGAAAGAGTTAGACAAATTTCATAAACGCACCAAATGCAAAGATGGGTATAGTCATACATGTTTAGAATGTGATAATAAATATAACGATAAATGGAGATTGAAAAATAGAGAACAGCATCTTCAAAATAGAAAGAATTGGTATAATGCTAATATAGATAAAGAGCGTGCTAGGATGCTTGCTTACCATAAAAAGAATTATGCTAAATTGGCTATTAAATGGAAAGAATGGGTTGCAAATAATAAAGACAAACACAGGATATCTCAGAAAGAATACAGAAATAATGTTCTGGCCAAAGACCCAAAATATCGACTAGTTTGGAGATGTAGAGGGAGAATATATGCAGCGCTGAAGAATGGGTATAAATCCGCACATACCGCAGAATTGCTTGGTGTATCAATAAATGAGTTCACTTCATATATAACAAATCTGTTTACAGATGGTATGACATGGGAGAAATTTATGAACGGTGAAATCGAGCTGGATCACATACGTCCTATAGCATCTTTCGATTTCAATAATCCTATTGCACAATATGTATGTTTTAATTATAGGAATCACCAGCCTTTGTGGAGTTCTGATAACAGAGCTAAGAGTAGTAAATGGTCTTCTGGCAGCCAGTTGTTATGGAAGAACACAATAGGAGAGGATATAAAACAGGATCTTATTTCTCGTGGTATAATTGATTCTAGTTATGAGGGGTGTTGACAAAATCATACAGTAGTGTATCTTTTTGTATACAGTGCTAGTCTAGCACTTTGCGAAAAGATACCCTCCTATTTTCAGAGGGTAAGTAAATAGGAGAAAATTATGATAGAAAGACTCATAGGAAGTGACGGTGAGCTTTGGGCTTATACCTTCGGCACCCCGCTTGTAACTGGAGCAGCAACCGAAGGTGCTGAATATAAAATTGTTAAGATCGACGGTACTTCAGTGTTTCCTGCAGGTTACAAAGTCGGCGACCTATGGGTAGCCCCCTCCACCCCTCCCACGTTCTCTGCTACGAACTCAGCTGCACTTGCAACACCTACCCTTGTCGGGGAGATTACTTCTTTCAAGTTTGATTTCTCCAAAGATGCGGTAGAAGTCACTACCCTTGCGGACATCACAAAACAGTATAGGGCGGCTAAAGCTGATGTAACTGGAACTATTGAGGGAATCACTTTCATCAGTTCGCTTGCTAATGGAACCTCCCTTGCTAACCAGTTCGTCCGTATCGTCAGCATTGGTTCCACGGGAACTCAGACCTTCTACGATCTTGATGGCTCTTCTCTTTGGGTTAAGTGCTTCCTCCAGAAAGACGACTCTTCTGGCGAGAGTCAAGTGTGGTTTGCCGCACAGGTTTCACTCCTTGGTTACAGCTTCGGTGCTGCAAGTGGTGATGCTCAGTCTTGGTCTTCTGATACCAGACTTCTTTCTGACCCTCTCATTTTTGTCAAGGCTATTGCCTGATAACTTTTTTCTATCATTAAAAGGAGATACCTAATGATTAAGCAGATTTCGATTAACACCGAGCGCGTTTTCATTCCGACTTTTGACGGCAATGACAAAGCAGATCCTAATGACCAGATTAAGGTTCATTACAAGGCGATTACCTCCTCCATCAAAGAGGATCTGGTACGTCGCAACGTAGACCTTAAAAAGGACAAGCAGTCTGGCGAGATGGAGCCTACGGTCTCCCTTCAGATTGATATGCGTAAGACTCTTGAGAAGCTTGTAGTGAGTATTGAGAATCTTGGCTATGCAATCAATGGTGCAGAGACTAAGAAAGTAGCATCTGTGCAGTCCCTGTTTGATGCACCTCTGGAAGTCGGCTTTTATCCCCTTATTGAGGAAATGTTCGCGTTCTTCAACGACCTGCTTAATCAGAGGGTAGACGAAAAAAACTAAGAACTGCTTATCGGTTGCTGGCGACTGGTAAGCACACAGAACTGTATAGAGCTGAAAAGGGACATATACCCCATATCTTAACCGTTATGGGGGAGCCAGTAGCAGTGAGGCGAGATGAAGTACTGGGGATGGTAACAGATCCAGTATTTCAGGAAGCTCTTAGTATATATCAGCTAACGAAATTGTGGGGTAGCCCAAATGGAAACGGGTGGGCGAACGAACCAATAGAAGTGCTGGATGCAATTACTGCATTGGAACTTGAAGCTAAAGCTTTGGAACACGAGGAGCTAGAAGATGCACGAAATGGTGGAAAGAAACAGCAGTCTAGTGATCCAAAGAGTTTATTACGAAAAGCAGGAAGTAAAAAATAATGGCTGCTAAAGAACAAGCTGTACTTGAAGTAAGCGTAACTGGGGTAGACAAAGCAGCCTCCCAGTTCACTTCTTTTCAGCAAACCACCACTAAAACCATGTCTGCTTCTGAGGCCGCCGTAACGCGGTCTTTGAAGAACATGGTTGCTCAGTTTGTAGGTGTGGCCGCTGCTGCAAGAGCAGTGCAGAACGTTGTATCAGCTGGTGTAGGATTTAATCAGTTCGTAGAGAACACCACTACTAGCTTCACCGTTATGATGAAGTCTGCTGATAAAGCAAAACAGCAGATGAAAGACCTATATGATTTTGCTGTTGCATCTCCGTTGACTTTCAAAGAAACTGCCGCTTCCAGTAAGCAACTTATGGCTTATGGTTTTACAGCAGAGCAACTCATCCCAACTATGAAAACCTTAGGCTCTGTTGCTATCGCTACAGGGCACTCCCTTGACGATATATCCTATGTTTATGGTACATTAAAGTCACAAGGCAGGGCATATAGCCGTGACCTTATGCAGTTTGGTATGCGTGGTATTCCTATCTACGAAGAACTTGCTAAAGTTATGAATGTCAATGTTAATCAAATTCAGAAAATGGCGAGTGAAGGCAAAATTGGGTTCGCAGAAGTAGAAAAAGCTTTCCAGAATATGACTACAGGAAGCGGCAGGTTTTCTGGTGTAATTGAAGGTTATATGACCACACTTACTGGTAAGTTATCTCAATTAAGTGATATAGCTCAGCAATCGGCAGGAACATTGATGTCCGGAGTAACTGAGCAACTAAAGGTGCTTGTAGAGAGTCTAACGAAGTCTTTACAAAGTGCTGGTATGCAGGAGTATGTTAAGTCTTTAGCAGAGGATTTACGAAATATTGTGGTTATTTTTGGAGATTTGTTAGGCATAGTAATAAAGCTACTCCCGCTGATTACAAATATAGTAAAGCTTTTGTTAGTAATTAAGGCAATCAATATAGCAGGATCCCTTATTAAGGGGGTGACTGAAGGATTATTTTCTGCGGCTACTATGTTATCTTCTTTTAGTATAGGCATGTCCGCAGTTCCTGCACTGTTTGCAAATGCTGGGGCTGCTGTGTCACTATTTGGCGAGGCATTAACCGGTGTGTTCACTATGCTTGCTGCAAATCCTATTGCACTTGTTTTAATGGGTCTTACCGCTGTAGCTGTTGGTGGAACTCTTATTGCTAATAAAGCCATAGAAAATGAGCGTAAACAATATAATAATGATGCTTCTATGCGAGAGAGTCGCCTTGCACAGGAATTAGCCCGTTCGGGAAGTGCCCAATCTAGCGGGTGGCTAGATCCAAAACTTGTATCCAACATAGCTAAGGAATATAAACTAGCTGAAGAGGTTGTTGCTCGTATTGCTGTGGAACAAGGTGCTATCACTAAATCACAGTACGAGCAATATGTTCTTCAACAGAAAAATACAGCAGACGCCAAAGCGTACGCACAAGCTATGTCTGAGGCTAGTAAGTATAAGATGGCAACTATGGGGGAATCTCAAGTATCCTTCCTATCAGAGTTGACTGGTAAAGATTCTGCTAGGTATATGGGAGATGCTGCTGCTGCATTAGGTACTCGTGGTGCAAACGATTATATTGCAAGTTTTGCAGAGCAGATGGACAAAGACAGGAAGACTTATGGAGACGCATTTTCACCAGATATCGAGAAACAGAATTGGGAAAAGGAAGCGAAGGCGCTTTCTGAAGCACTTGTGGCTGGATTTGATGTTCCGGGTCTATTTGCAAACACTGGATTTGACGAAACTATTCAGAAAAGACTTATACAGCTAAACAAATTATTGGACACTACTAAAGGTAAGGCCGCTAAAGAGCTAGGTAAGTGGTGGGCACCAATAGTCCAAGCCGCAAAAGTATCCATAGACCCTATCGATGATATTACTGTAGCCACCCAGCAAGCATCAGAGGCAGCTGCCAAGGAATTTAATGACCGGCAGAAGAACTACGATGAACTCATAAAGCAAGCAAAAACTGAGCAAGATGCTATCCGTTATATGCAGATGAAATCCTCTGAGGCTGCTTTGTATCTGCAGTATCAGAAAGATATCACCGCAGAGGGTGAAAAACAGAAGAACCTTAAATTATATGAGACAGCCACAGAAGGTAACTCTGCTGTGATGGATCAGTGGAAAGCAAGTGCTGGAGCTGCATATGCTCAAGGAGGCATCGCTGGAACTGCAACTGGTGCTGCTATTCAAGGAACCTCTCAAATGCTATCTGGCACTCAAATGGGGGCTATGGCTACGGGAGGGAACCCTGTTGCTGTCGCTATGACAGCCTTTGTTGATTTTGCAAAGTCTATAGAAAATGTTAATGCAGTACTCAATCCTTTCACCACTATATTTGAGGCTATGCGGGACACGCTTGAGCCAATAGTAAATAACGTCTTACAACCTCTGGTAGATCATCTACAGATGGTTGGAGAGGCCATTGCTCCTATAATCTCTGTCCTAGTTGCTTCATTAAAACCCGCAATAGTGATGATTTATTTAGTGACAGCACCTCTCACAGCAGCACTTCAGATTTTAGCCGCTGGATTTACGTGGTTTTATAATAGTATCATTGTTACGGTAGCAAACTGGATTATCAATATAGCTAATGCTATTATTCATGTTCTTAATAAAATTCCCGGTGTACATATCAGGTATATAGACCAATTACAGAAAATGGGAGCCGCTGTAGTTGATTTAACCGCCACTATTAATAATCAGAAAAGTGCTCTTGATAAGACTATAACATATTTGACCGATAAAATCAATAATGCTATAGATGACCAATTGTCTAGTCTCAAAGATCTATATGAGGTGGGCGCTATTTCTGCTACCAGCTATGATGCCCAAGTCACTGCTCTCAATGCTCAGAAAATCAGTACAGACAGTGCAGCTGTTTCTTCTGCAGATATGGCACTGACTGGACAAGCTATATATGAGCGCCTATATGCCTTGTATGATCTGAAGGATACCATAGAGAACGGTAACTTAGATAATGAGCAAATAGCATCATTATTAAAAGAATACAGTATATCCTCTCAAACAGAGGAATCTAAAATAAAGAACGCAGTACTGGCAGCGTTACAGGCATACAACGCTAGTACAGGCACTACTTCTAATGTTTCCACGGCAGCTTCAGATAAAGTACTTACTTCTCTAAATAACTCTGCATCATTGTTGACTAGTCTAGCAGCCTCTATAGCAGCAGTGCAAGCTACCAAAGACAAGCTAAATCATATGATGTATGATCAGGGAGCAGACCTGAGTGACCTTTGGACAACTTATGCCACATGGATTAAACAATCTGGGACACTACAATCCTCACAGGAGCAGTATGCAGCGGTGCTGGCAGCATATAAAGAGACTCTTCAGACTGCGGCTAATATGGGACTAGATGTATCTGGATATCAGTCATACGCAGTAGGCACAGGTAACGTTCCATACGATATGACAGCTCAAATCCATAAGGGAGAGGGTATAGTCCCTTCTACCTTTATGGATAGTATCCGGTCTGGGGAACTTGCTCTTTCCTCTGGAAAGAATGAGGGTTCTGGACAAAACGTTATAGTTAATGTTACTGTACAGGGGTCGGTGCAGACAGAGAAAGATTTGGCTGCAAGTATAGCCACTTCAATATATCAGCAACGAGGCAGAAACCTCCTGACAGTATAAGGATATAACTCATGGCACAAATAAAGATAAGTGAACTTAGTACACTTAGTCAACAACTACAAGCGGCAGATTATGTTCCTGTTATACATGGTGGCGTAACCTATAAATATTCCCCATATAATTATTTTGTTAAAAATAGTGGTGATGAGACTATTGCTGGGGTTAAGACGTTTAGTGCAAGCCCAGTTATTCCCGCTGGTGATGCAAGTGGGGAAGCTGTAAACTATGGTCAGGTTGTAAAGAATTCTGGTAATGAAACCGTAGCGGGTATCAAGACATTCTCCTCAAGTCCTATAGTACCAACTGCGACGACATCAGCACAAGCGGCTAATCTTGGAAATGTGACAACTGCTGTAACCCCTCTCTCCGACCTCTCCCGCGTGATGCACATAACCGGCGACGGGACACCCATATTCCCAGATAACGTGGCTGGGAGGACGTATTGGCAGGATGACTTTACTACTACTGATAGCTGGAGCGGAATTAACGGAACGGTTTCTGTTTCGGGGGGTGCGCTTATTGGAACGGCAGCCGGAATGCCTTTCAGTATCTCACGTGCCGTATCAGGATCGGTAAATAATTTAATCAGAATAAAGGTTAAAGCATCGATAACTGCCCTGCTACAAATACAGTTAAAAATATCAGGTGTTGACACTCTCGTAAAAACACGGCAATTATCTGCTAATCAATACAGTATTGTTGACTTTATAGCACCTTCAAACTTTACTAGCATAATTATGTTTTATACTGGTGCAAGCACTGGAAATACGCTTTCAATCGATACCATATACATCGGCTCCGGTCTCTACGATACGCCCGTATATGACAAAGCGTGTTGTAACAGGGCAACCAATTATGGCGCGCTTCCTGTTCCTGCACCTCGCGGGCTTGGGTTAGCGTTTAACGGCGCGCAGTATTTGCAGTTTGATAATCCGGTGATAGGGACGATAGGGACGATTGCATTTAAGTATGTGCCAGGAAACATAACACAAGCATCAGTATTAGCTGATAATTCAGGCCCAAGTGGTTTTTCTGGAATAAGGATTAGGCAAATATCATCTTCACTGACGATGGTTATATCGAGTGCGTCTGCGTCACAAACTATATCTCTGACATCATCGCTAGTTGCATTAACTATTATAGTTGTAAAAATATCAATATCCAGTTCAAATGTTGTATTTTCAATAAATGGTGGCACCGAAAATACCATAGCACTAACATTGACCCCTATGTCTGGATCGTCAAATCTAACAATAGGAAAAAGAGCTGTTGATTCAACTGGTTTCCTTACTGGCACCATCTACGACATCGGCTATGACTCGCGTATATGGACTCAAGACGACGTAATCCGCTACTACAACGGGGACGATCCAGTTGACAGCCAGCAGAAGTCTATAAACAATGTTGCCCATTCGATAGTAACAAGAGATTCAAAAGGTAATCTTCGCCAGCCGGGACTTCCTGTTTATGCTGATAATGCCTCTGCAATAACGGGCGGACTTGTAGCTGGTGAGCAATACAGAACATCAACTGGTGTGCTCATGGTAGTTTATTAAAATGTAGGAGTGGAGATGCCAGTATGAGCCATATTGACAATATATTAATTATTCATATAGTATTGATATACTAAGGAGCCTACATGAGTACTAGACAAGTATATCTTAATTTTCAAGATGGTAATGGATTTATAAATGTATCTGATTTGGTTAAATACAACACATTAACTTACACTCAAAGGGCTTTTAATGATACATATCATTATGCCCAAAATGAATGTTCTTTCGATATTATTTACGATTCTGTAATATTCCCTAAACTCCGATATGTAACAGATGATATACTGGTTCGGATAGTTGATCTAAATGATACTGTATCTATTTCAGCAGAAAATGATGTATTACTGACAACAGAGAATGGTTTTTATATTTGTGCAGAAACTAATATTGCTATTCCGGTATTCTATGGCCATATACCTCCATCGAGATCCCGAACTTACGACGGTATTCTTGAAAACACTATCTTCACATTGGAAGCCATAGATGAACTCGATTGGATGGATGTTGAGGTAGGGGATATATCCTATACGAACTGTAAAGTCTATGATCCTAGTGATCCTACAAATTCTATAGTTCATAAATTAGCTCTTATTGCTGGATGGGATTCTTCTAAACTCGTAAATGATAAATTCATCACCACTGTTATAGCTAAATTCGCTCCAACAGACACAACTAATAGTGTGCTAGAAACACTTGATACACTTTTATATGAATATGGCTACACTCTGAATCTTAATACACTAGGATATATAGATCCTATCAAATGGAATGTGTCTAGTGATCAAGTCTCATCTTTCACCTTTGATGAGACAAATATGATAAAAGAAGTATCTGTAACAGACGAAGTTAGGAATTACGATAGTGCAAAAGTTACTTATTATGAATTGGGGTTTGCTGAGAAAGTAAGGCTTTTTACAGATGATAATTGTGGTTATAACGATGACGGAACTTTTGCCGGATATGCAATCCTTAATGGTTATTATTATCCCCCTGCAGCAAATGCTACAGATGAGACCACAGGCACCAATCAAATAGTCTATCAGGAATATACAGATGATGCTATAAAATACTGGACTAATAAAGCTATAAAAGAGAATCTTGACTACAGCTACAAAGCATTTTCTTCTGATTTCTCTTCTATGGTGGCAACCGAAAATCACTTTATAGATCGTATTGTAGATTCAGGTGTTACCGTAGTTTCTGAGACTTTTTATAATAAGAAATGCAGATTACTATTGCAAAATACAAGTGGTTCTACTAAGACCCTTTATGCTAATAACGTATATGGTGATGTATGGTATAAGTCGTCTGAAAGAACGTCCACTGTATCAAACGTAGATACGCCAGTTAAGCAATATACCTACACTATGTCTTATGTTTATAGTAAGACTATAGCAGATGCTTTTGTAAAGGCATTAGCTGCACAATATAAGATAGGTAAAACTGTTTATAAAATTATTTCTGACTATGATCATCCTATTGGATCATATGTTACAGTAACTATGGGGGATGGAACAGATCAGACTTGTATAATCAGGGAAAGATCCTTTGATGAATCTACAGAACAATATTCATATATTTGTATAGCTTGTAGTGTTGATAGGGGATCTCTTACTAGTCAGACATCTACTATCAGTGTCAGTGTAGAAACTGCCTCCCCCTATGATTATTATGTTTCTGTTGGTCAAATCAATATTCCGTATAGTGGTTCCACACCAGATTTTACGAGAGCTTATACAGATTTTATTATCAAGCAGAATGGAATAGATGTCTCTGCTTATTGGAACTTTTCTGCTTCTGTTTCTGGTGTGACTGGTGCATTTGATAGTGTAACAATAAATAGATATAAGATTTCTGGCATTAGTGTCTTAAGTGGATCTGTCACTATTACAGCATCTAGGTCTGGTTGGAGTGATCTGGTTAGTACGGTTGCTGTTATAAAGGCTATTGGTGAGAAAGGAGATGACGGAACCTCTGTTACGTTAAAAGGATCTGTAACTGATTATACTTATTTGCCCTCTTCTGGGCAAACAGAAGGAGATCTCTATATAGTATTAAATGCTGGTGGTGGATTTGATGCTGGTGATGGTGCAGTATGGAATGGATCCTCTTGGGCAAATGCTGGCCCAATACAAGGGCCAGCAGGAACATCACAGTATTTGCATATTAGATACTCAGCTTATGCAGATGGAACATCATTTTCAACATCGGTAAATACCTATATCGGAACTGCTGTCACGACTAGTGCAGTAGCACCCACAGACAAAGGTAGTTACACATGGTCTAAATTTATTGGTCAAGATGGAACTAATGGTGCTAATGCCATTGTTATGACTAGTCCAACTACTCCTTCTGGAACATATGTTGGACAGATGGGTATTTATAATAGTCGTATTTATCAATGGAATGGTTCAGCATGGGTTATTAATAGTATTCAGCCTATGTATCTTGGTATAGGGATATTAGCTGGTTCTTCTTCTGCGTCTTTCAATGGAGCCACAGTTAATACAGACGGTGTTATAACAACGGGTTCTACTGTGACGGCCAAAATATATGACTGGATGATTAACTATAGTGCAACTAACGTGGCTATAGGGTTATATTACTGGTCTGGAAGTGCATGGGTAGCAAGTATGAGTGTAGCCTATTTAGATTCATGCACAACTGATTTGTTTAATCTTAAAACTGGGGGGATAGAAGTTTCTGGCTACACTACTATCATAAACGCTGTTATTAAGAATCTTATGGTGAGTCAGTTAAAACTTTTAACTGGTGGAAAGCTTTATAGCGGAAATGGAAATTATGCTAATGCTGACACCCCATCATATCTAAGTTCTGATGGTGAGTTCTCATTAGGAGATCAATTAGCTTTTTCTGATTCTCAACTGAAACTACGTGCGTCATTAACAAATGGTGACAGATATGGTATTGATAATACATCAACACATGATACCGGAGAACCGGGCTTGTTTATATATGAAGGAACGTTAAGAAGTGATTTAATATATGGATTTTCTGGCCCTGTTGCTTCTTATTATGGATATGGATTAGCATCTATACCAGCTTCGGTATCTATTTCAGGATTGGCTAATCAATATATTAGAATGTGTATATGCGGTGATTATATAATAGTTGCTATTAATTCTACAACATTACAAGCATATAAATATGTATTTGGTTCGTTTTCACTATTATATAGTTATACTATATCAGCAGGAACTGCTTATAGATTTGACATATCTTCTTATAGTTCTTCAGAATTTATAATGTTAAATGGAACAACAATACAGAGATATTCCGTTTCAGATACAGCGATTACGCCTATTAATACTGCATTCACAATACCTTCGGCATCAAATATGGTTGCATTATATGATTATTTTGGATTGCATGTTGCAATATTGACCGGTTCTGGTAGCTCTACTGTTATTTATATATATCTATGGGATACGGTTAATTCTACTTTTGTGCAAGAGACAAGCTTTTCTGGAAGTTATGATTATGGATATTTAACACAAGGATTTCAGATAGGGGCATTTACTAAAACAACAAGTCCTGCATATAGATACATAACTTTTATAATAGGTGAATCACATGTTATGTATGATACCACAAACAAACAACTTATTGCGTGTACTTCGGCACAATATGTGCCAGATAAATGTCAAATAAATCTTGACTATAACGGGAGATGTTTCTATCAAAACAATGGATTTATTATAAATGTAGATAATATTCAATCATTAATAAAGACTGGTCGTGGATATGCACGGGAAAGATGTGCAGTAACAGGATATAATGGAGTATTTACAGTAAACGCAAATTACCCTGTTCGATGTGGTATTTATTCTACAAACTTATTATGCGTAATTGGGGCTACGTATGGTGGAATGAAAATGTTTTCATTATTACCTAATATATGAAAGTCTTAATTTAAGGAGAAACAGTATGACGCGTCAAAACAATAAACAGTTAATTTAGTATATCGGTACATACGGATGCTTTTTCATGTGCATCGTTTATTGGCTTAATCTTGTAGCAAACAACGTCGAAATTGGATGCGACAATCTGAATAGAGTCTGGATGACCGCGCTTGATACCAATGTCATATCAGGCGACGAAAATCATGATGGAGAATTGCTAATTAGTGATATAGATAAAGACAACAACACATATGTAAACGTAAGGTTTACATAATATAAAGGAGCAACAAAATGAAAGAATGGTTCGAGAAACTAACAAAGGATCTAAAAGGTACAGTAGGATATATTTCCCTCTGTATCATTCTTATCCTTATCACAGCTTCTGTTACTGGAACAGCAGCAACTGCATCATTTAATAAAACTATAAATCTACGTATAGATCAGAGGATAGATGCTAGACTTAATGAATCTGCTCTTCCTATGCTGAGAGAAATCAAGCAAAGTGTAGACTTCCTTGTAGCATCATCCTATTCTGATTATATTGTGAAACTTAATAAACAATTAGAAAAAATAAAAGATGATCCTGTAGATATAAAGATGATAGATATGGAGGATGTCTTGCAGAAATGGAAGACCTTCCCTGAAGATAGAAAAACAGACGACCTTATAGCTAAGTATACTATTATTAGAAATTGGTACTCTAAACATCAATGACATACCTAGATTATTTTAATATCTGCACAAACCCATCAAACTACATAACTGTGGGGCATCTTCAGTATAAAGTTGTAGACGGAACACTTTATTTTCAGTGCTCACATGGACAGGAGGACTGGTTATCCAACTTTGATTTCCCTGCTATCCCGTATAAACATATGACAGAGAAGTTCTATGTTCATAAGGGATTTCTGCTCATGTGGAAACAAGTAAGAGATATTATAGTTACACTAGATTTTGACACTATAGTTGGCTATAGTCAAGGTGCTGTCTTTGCTGCCTTAGCATACGAAGACACTTATTTTACAAAAGGCATTAAGTGTACTTGTATAACGTTTGGTTGTCCTAGATTCCTATTCGCGCCTACTAAATCAATTAAGGAACGCTTCTCCGGTGTTCTTAGGATTAAGAATCCTACTGATATAGTCACACATGTACCCCCTGTGGTGTTTGGGTATAGACACATAGGAAAGAAACTCGTCCTAAAGAATAAAGCTAAAAAGCCATCTAAGGTTTCTTGGCCTATCTGGTTATCAGGACATAACCCAGATAGATATTCACAAAACTTGGAGGAAATAGAATGAAGCATCAAACAGACGCGGCACTAGAGCACTATATAAATAAATATGGATGTCTCTACATGGATATGTGTTACTGGTTCAAATGGCGAACATCGGGGTCAGAACCGACATATGCCTTCCTCAATGGAACATGGGAGAAGGCCATAAATGATGGTATTATTTCTGGTGATGTAAATCATGACGGAGACTTTGACGATAGAGAAGAACTGCTTATTTTAGATAAGAATGCTCTCTTGCATCTTGCTGAGATACCACTAAAATACATGGGATCATTTCCTTCAGATTACGAGATAAAAGACAATATATATCTCATAGGGGAGTTCTATAATAAACGAACTAACTTCACTCACTTTGTTGTTATAGGAAAGGATAAGAAAAGAATATATGACCCTATTCCAGACTCTGTAACATATAAAGAAGGTATATTAAAAAGCATCCGAATATTTGCTTAGGGTACTTGACAAACCTACCTATTTATGGTAGGTTTTTAATTATTTGCTCAATAGGAGATACCTTGATTAAACGCGAAAATGCCCTTATAAAAGCTGACTATGTAAGTAAATATGGGAGGAAAGAGGCTTGTCAACACTTCCACATATCAGAAAGCAAGTTAAATGAATACCTTGCTGTAGCTTCTTATGAGGAGAATGAGGAAGAAGTCACAGACGATCTAGTAAAGCTCTCTGCCCAAAAGCAACGTTTAACTGACATCAACAGTGTCATCAAGAAGGAAAACAGAGAGTCTTATAGGCTCTATAACTCCCTTGATGAAGTCTATAGAGAGTATACTACATTACTGAAATCTTGTCCACTAGCAGATTTCAAAATAGAGCCTATTGGTGGAATACCAGAAGCAAAGCCTAAATGGGGAATTTTGCAGTTGAGCGATATACACGCGGGAGAAACAATAGACCCCAGAGAATCTAATGGCAACTGTTTTGATTTCCTCGTATTTGCAAAAAGACTCCAAAAGTTTGTAGCTAGATCCAAGATAGCTTTTAAAGCATCAGGAATAACTAATGTGCTTATAGCAGGTACCGGAGACTGGATTAACAGCGATAGAAGATTATCTGAGAAGCTGGTTTCTGCTACTACTCGTATAAGAGCATCTTTGCTCACTACATATCTAGTCCAGCAAGCCATAATAGACTTATCTAAAGACTTCACAGTTGCATTTGCTGGTGTGGTTGGAAATGAGGCACGTTCGCCAGATGATAACTTTGACACAGCAGATGTTCTTGCCGCTGATAACTTTGACTACCTTATTTACGAACAACTAAAAATGCTGTTTGCCGGAAAACCAGTGACTTTTCCTGAATTGCAGAATCATGTAAATGATGTAGTGAAACTTCCGAATGGCTTTAATGTCCTTCTGACTCATGGTACTTTCTTTAAGAATTCCCCAGATAGATCCCTTCCCAAGATAGTTCAGAATTATACTCTACAGGGAATCCCGATACATATGGCTCTATGCGGACATATACATAGTGCAGCAGTAGGAGATATAGTTAGTCGTTCTGCATCCCTTTGTGGAGGCAATTCCTATAGTACCAATGATCTTGGCTGTGCAAGTAGGGCTAGTCAGAACATTTATATCATCAATGAAGACCTCGGATATGATGGCATTAAGATAGACCTTCAGAACACTGATGGATATGAAGGCTATCATATTATACCCGAGTTAGAGAGATACAACGTCCGCAGTGCTTCCTCTAATACAAAGGTAACAATAACCTCCCTTGTATGAGGGTTCTTGACAGTTTCCTCCAGAAGTGTATGATTTTGTATACTATTTGGAGGAAACTGTGTTCGACTTATTTTCTTGTGTTGCTCTTTGGATAGCGGGTGCTCTTATAGTCGCCGGACTCACCCAGTGGACCAAATCCTTCATTAAACTCAAATCCCCACATAAATGGATTTACGGCATTATTTCTGCCGGAATAGCCTTCTCTGCAGCTTATGCCGGTGGGGGTACTACTATTCTGTGGAACTTCCTTGGTATTCTTGCTGTATCACAGCTTGGATACGAGCATATAATGCAGAAGTTCCTATTTAAGAAAACAGAGGAAAAATAGTGTGCAAAAGATATTTGCTTATATTGGTGGCTCTCTTCTTACCATTGCTCTGTTATTCGGAGGAGGCCTCCTCACAGGTCGTCTTACAGCAAATAAACAGTCAAGCAAAACTGGCTCAGAATATAGTGGTGAGATTAGTCGAATCGTTGAACTTACGAGAGGCTACATTACAGAGCGACAGACAGAACTTCGAGCAAGAGAAACAAGCATTTCAGCAAGAGAAGCTAGAGTTTCAGAAAGAGAAAGACTCCTACGAGAAGCAGAAGACAGAGCAAAGTCAGACCGAACAGACCTTACTGAACTTGGACAAGTCTTATCAAACATTGTTAGCCTCTCAGAAACGAAATGAGAAAATAATGTGGGGCCTTGGTGGTGTTAGTATAATTAGTATACTTACCACTGTAGTTATAGCTTTAGTTAAATAAGGAAGTGAACATGGCCTATATACCGTACCAGTTCGAGAAAACTACTTGTGCAATGGTTGCTGATGAATTCCTTATCGCTGGTAAGGTCTGGCGCATAGGTCGTTATTTTTCAGCCATTCCTGTTAGTGGTTATGCCACTATCAAGTTTCACACCCCTGCTAATAAGATAACTCTATACCAGCTTAAAGAAGTAAATAAGACTGGTGGGGAATTTATCTATAGTATGGTCGAAGGTGGTACATATGCAGGAGGAACAGCATATGGAACTCCGTTTAATCTTCGTAGACAGAATAGAAATGATACTCTTTTATTAACCAGCATTCAATATGGAATAAGTCCAACCGCTACTATATCTAACGGAGTAGAATCCCCTCCTAGGGGATTGCCGGGGGAATCACAGGGGTCTCAGAAAACAGCAAGTGGACTCGGGGGTGATTTTATGGAATTACTTCCCGACACAGATTACGTACTTAAACTGACAAATCTTGGAACCGTAGCAGGTAATGGCAATATACTTGTAGACTTAGTTGTGGCTATCTAAGGAGAAAATATGGCAACAGAATACTGCATAGTTCTGGGAAAGTAATCTTTCCGCATGTGGCCCAGTGTTGCAATATCCACTAGGCCATTTTTATCTGCTTTTGCCACCCTGATAAACTCCTCATCGGTATCCCCTAAATATAACCACTCCCATCCCCATTTATCTATAATAGTAGGGGGATTCTCTGGTATAGGTACAAGAGTATATTGTGTTTGGCCATAGTTCCCTTCATATTCTACTACTTTACCTTTCATTGCTTCTGTACCTGTGATACTTGTCCTTTAAGCCACACATCATAGCAGGTATCAGCAACTTCCCTGATTGCATCAGAGTGGGTTGGCATGATAACCTGAATCCCCAGTTCATTAGCTATAGTGCTAAATACCGCAGCAAAACGAGGAGCATCCTTAGCTGAGAGATGCTTAGTAGCCTCGTCAAGTATCAGGATAGGTCTGGTATCAGATAGGCTCCAAATAGCAAGACGGAGAGCTATGCATGATGTATCACAGATTCCTCCACCGTCGTTGCCCATAGGATCCACCTGATGAGTTCCTTTGTAGAATTTGAGGTTTGCTTCACTCTTACCGCGCTTCACTTCATACTCCAATTCAAAGGAATACTCGGGGAAGGTTGTCTCAAGGATCTTATTGACTATATCTTCTATCTTAAAGCGTAGCTGTGTCTGTGTCTCTACAGCAATCTTCTGGATAATGGTCTGAGCCTCAATAATAGACAAAGCCCGTGCCTTGAGATAGGTATGATGCTCTTGGGCTTCCTCAAGTTGCTTCTGGAGCAGAGAACGCTCACCAAGCTTCCTTGTGGTGAAGTCTTTATACTTTGATATGTTACTCACTACTCAATCCTATTATATATTCTAGCTAGTACAGAAGACTGCTTAAAGGACAAATCACCGTTATTCTTCTGCATAGTGTCAAATATAGAGTCAATAAAAGAAGCCTCCCAGTCATTTACACTCAGGAGATTTCTCTGCCTAGCACCCTGAATGGTATTTAGCTGTCTATGCCATTTGTCCTTGGTTTCTTGACTAATCATACAAAACTCCAAGAATAAAGTCCTTTAAGCTCTTCAAACACCTTATCTCTATCAGCTACATCAGCTTCTACATCCTCTTCCATCTCAGCCAGTTTAGCTTCAAGTTCGCCGATATCCTCGGTCTTATAGTTCTTGAGCCAATCTGCCTTGATGGACTCCATAGCACCCTCAGCCTTAGCCTGTTTCTGCTTGAGGGTGTCTACCTTAGTTTTAATTGATTCAAACGTTTTTGTGTCCATTACAGAACCCCCAGAATCTTGAAGAAAGCCTTTCCAGCAAACACCAGAAGCCACCCAGCACCACATACAAGGGCAAGCCCAATGCACACTGCTATGCACGTTCCCATAAGACCCAGGATCTCTTCGTCCAGTTTAGCCCAGTCAATTTTCATTCTACACCTTCCTTTATTTCGTCTATAATCTTAATAGCCCCTTCCGAGACTTTGTTATACTCTACATAGTAGTAGAGATTCTTAATATAGTCAAGTGAAACGTCAGTTTTCCCGGACTTCATCGCTTCCAGTACAGACTCTATCTCAGCTACACGCTCACGCTTGCGAAGAAGATGCTCTTCCGTTATGAGCAGGGGATCGTGCGGGAGTTTTATCTCTTTGATTTCGTCTGTATCAGTGTCTATAAGATATACTACAGGCCATTCATTTTTCTCCCCCACAGTTTGCACTGTCATTTTTCCGGGGTTGATAACATATCTACCTGCATTTTCATAGACAAAAGGTTTATGCATATCACCTGAAATACACCACTTCGTATTATACTTGTCTAATAGCCCCTGCGCTGTCATAGCTTCTACAGAAAATGGAATATCGTCTTCCGTCTTGAAGGTTAGTGTATGGATAAGGGTGATTTCATCATTAAGCCTATGACTGTGCTCGAACCGAGAATTTTCTACATGTTCAACACTATCACAATAAATAAGTTTATCGGAATGCAGTGCCTTAATGAGTCCCACGGAGGATTGATAAATATTCGCCTCCCGTCTGTATGGTAAGACATGATTACCTCCAATAGTATAGAATTTACCATGAAGTTTAGACATTACTCTAAAAAACATAGACATAACACTATCACTTAGATGAGGACTATCAGTAAGATCTCCCGCACAAAGGATGTCCGCTTGATACTGGTTGGCTGTATCCACGATAAACTGCAAAGCCGTTTCTTGAAAGATTAACCATTCTTCTGGCGTTTCCTTTCTGCAAATAGGGGTATCTGGACGTAGATGATTATCTGCTGTAGCAATGTACCTCATATTTCAAGCTCCTCGTCTGTAAATATATCTGGAAGAAATTCTCTACGCACCAACCCATGCTTTAATACATATTTGCAATACTGGAGAGACGCCTCCCGTTCAGTATCATAATATCCCATACGAGTAAGTACCCCGTCTACTGTGCAACGCATCGCCCATTTATTTATATCCGGACATAGTTCCGCGCCCACTAATTTTTCAGTTCTGTGTTCTATCCTATTACAACTGTTTTCTCTGTAATTACATTCTCTTAAATTACTAATCTTATTATTTTGTGTATTTCCGTCAATGTGGTCTATATGTTCTGCCCATCTTCCATATGTGAGAAACCACGCTAATTGATGCAATCTAAAATTTCTATTAAGAATACTGGTAATGTAGTAACCGTCTTTTCCCAACCGGATTTTAATGGGTTTCTTAATACCAGTAATAGACCCTGTTTCTGGATCATAATTTATATGCTGGGCCATGTCTGCCACAGTCATAGATCTCCCTTTCAGGTTATCTTCCAAATACTTCTTGGATAAATATTCTTGATGGTCAATTTTATACTGAATAGCGCATTTTTTACATCTATTAGTATGCCCATCTTTGCTGTGTTTGTCTTTATAGAACTCTGTTAAATCCTTTACCACACCACACTTATGGCATATCTTACTCATATGGATCCCCCCCATATAATATTAAAATGGTACATCTGTATTCAATCTATCACAGGGTTTTCCCGTTATATAACAAATACAGCTCAGTCTTATTTCTGTCTCCAGTGCAGATAGCTCACTCGCTATTTGTTCTTGTTGTTCACGTAGTTCCTTGTATTCTGCAAGATTATTTTTTAATAAATTAGCTACCTCTGTTGTGGAAGCTATCAAATCACCAAGTCTATTGATTTTATGTATTTTTCTTTCCGCAGTTTCTATGACATCGGAAATCCCTACATACTTTTGATATTCTCGAAAATGTAACAAACTGTCATAAATCGACACTATTGTGCTTTTTTTATCATCAATATCAAAAGACTCTATCTTCTTGATAAGCGCAGTGGCCTTCTCTGGGATGCCTCGATAACTATCCATTTTTCGAGACAATTCCTCATAGTCAGTAATAGACTGCTTGATACTACCTATAGTGGCTTCTTTACTGTCTATGATAGTATCTTTTGATTCTATCTGACCTATGAGCTGTTCTGCCTTATCCAGCCATGCAAGAGACTCTACGCTCTCAGACAGTCGTTTAATCGACCCTTCTGTGGTCGTGATGTCTTTGTTGCACTTCTGCCGTTTGCTTTCTACCTCGGACTGGAACCTATCTGCCTCATCGAGGTTTACAATACGGTTAAGGTAACGAGCTACCTCACCAGAGGATTCAGAAAGGAGGAACGGCGCATCGAGTTGATTCTCGTAATTGATGTCATTCACGTTAAGCAAGGTAGCAACTTCATCAGGGAGGGATGTTCCCACAGCTTCAAGGGTTTTCTCATTATTGATAATATAACCATTAAGGCTTGGCCCCTTCTGTCTTTCAATAACAAGGTCGTCAAAGGTGAGGATAACACGGCAGGGATCTTTCTGGGTGCCTTTGTTGTCGAATGCGCTCCAAGACACCATAGCACTACCATTAGGCTTGTTTGTCATGCACCACATAATAGCACGACGGATAGAGGACTTACCCTGCCCAGAAGCCCCAGAGAAGATATTGATGCCTTCTGTGAGGTCTATCACGGTATGCTGGTGAGACTCAAATGAAAATAATTCAATTTGTTTCAGCATTATTCAGGATTCTCCATACGTCTCCAGTTAGTAACAACCGCCTTTGAAAGGTTAAAACTCTTTTGCAGATACTTCTCAATATCCTGAATATCAGAGTATTCACATATTGGAGTACCCCAATCCACCACGCAATTTCCTGTACTATCTTCAGACGCTACAAAACTAATAAAATACTTCATCCTATTTTCCCTCCGTAGCAAAAATCGTGTTCATTCAAAAGATACAGTATAGCTAACTTCTCTTCATGGGAGCATTCCCCATACGGACGAGGTGAGAAGAAGTTAAACTGATGACTAAGTGACCATCCCTTGCTTACAAGGAAATCCATTGCTTCTTGGTCTGTGTTAAACATTAGTCTACTCCCTATATATTTGTGGCTCGTACTGATTACCTTGGCAGTCCATTGGCAAATCACAATGCTCATTTTTTGCACATGACAAGCAATTTGCTTTTGGCTCCAATCCTAAAGGATAATATTGTTTTTTAGTTATAGCACAACCTTCTGCATAAGCAATAGCCCCGTCCCATATCTTCTTAGAAAATCCCTTTACGTTGTCAATATGAAGTGCCGTTTCTGAATAGCATTTTTCAAATGCCTCATTGGGATTCAATACCCTACTCCTTTTTCAAATACATAGCCAAACTCATAGAGATCGGCCCCAATATATCCAATATAATGGCTGCAAAGCAACTCACTATAAACTGCAGCAGAAATGCCTTAATCCCACACATATCCTCAATACGCTCATAGAAACTCTTGACTACAATCTTCTTACCTTCCTGCTTGCTTAGAAGCGGTATTGTCAGAGCAGATACCCTTTTTAGCTCTTTAGTCTGTGCCTCTATGTATTTCTCGGTGGAGGCAATATTAGTGGCAAGTCTATTATAGTTCTTCAAATCTGCCTGTATAGCTTCCTGTGTACTATAAACAGCAATCTCTTTATTGTACCTATCCAAGGTTATCTGCTTAGCATTTATAAGATCCTGAATAGCCTTAGCTTGTTTTTCATACTCATTATACATCTTCTCATTGGTTGTGTCAATATTAGAAACGGTTTCTGACTCAATAAAGTTATCTTTTTGAATAGAATACATACCTTCTACAGTGCAGAACATGGAGAATAATGTCACCACTAGCCATATAGGAGCAAGGGTGCAAGCAAATGGCTTCCTGCTATGCCCCCAGAGATAGATAACAGCAGGGATAGCCCCTATCATAAAGAGGGCTATCACACCAGAAAGAATATAGCAGAATGGTACTGGAAATACTGTTGCTGTAAAAACGGCTGTATTCCTGATACCTACTATAGTCGTACCTACACCAACTATGCCAAACATTATGTGTAGTAAATCTTCTACTGAGAAAAGGGATTTAGGTGCTACCTTTTTAGTAGCGCATTTCTTAGGTTTCTCTATGGGTTTAGCTATACTATAAATGGCACCATGTCTATAGATCAAATTGTCTACCTGAAGCTCTTTCAAGAGGAGGTTTAGTGTTTTTTCACTTTTTACCCATAGAGTATCTTTAATCTGCTGTTTAGTGAGATCTCCTGCAGATAGTAGCTCTAGGATCCTACGTTTTAGTTCTTGGTCGTCCAATCTTTACTCCTAAATAGAAATATACCCGAACGGGACAATACTAACATAAAATAGCACTTTTGTCAAGTATTTATCCCGAACGGGTATATTGCGTTACCAACCTTTGAAAGTGGAGTTGAGCGCACCATCTGTATGTAATCGGCATACTGAGGATCATACTCAAGTAGTACAGCTCTGGCATACTCTACCTTATCTTCTATATTCTGACCACTTCCATGATATGCAGAGCGTAGTTCTAAATTTTCTATTCTATTATCATTTTTAATTCCATTTTTATGGTGTACTGATTCGTGTTGGGTATCAATTGGTCTGCCTAGGTGTTTTGCCATTACCATTATATGCTCTTGGACACGTGTTCCTTTTGCTCCTTTTGAGGCCTCCTTTAATCCTCCCACCACATAGTTAAAAGACTCTTCAATTGGTATGTACACCTTAATATATCCACTTATATCCTGTGCTTTATTATAAAAAGAGTCTTTTATACATCCACATGATCGTGTGGGCTTGCCCCTACGCAACAGATTACCATTTCTTACTGTAACTATGTTGCCGCATGTGCATTGACAAGTCGATTCCCCATGACCATCCACTGACTTGGTAGACAATACTGTTAATCTGCCAAATGTATGCCCAGTCAAATCAGCTACAGCAGACTTTCGTTCATGTGCTTGTTCACGTCGTTTAAAAGCAGTATGTATATTATATGGAGTAGAGTATCTAGGAGAGTCCCATTCAGGAAATTGAACAAGGCACTTAGTACGCCCACTAAGCGCAAACACTTCATCAGGTTTTAAAGTTGTATCTTTCCATATCTCTATTACTTTTGGGCATTTGGCCAGCAAAGAATCCTCATAATCAGGAATGGATCTGACCCTAGCTATACCTTTTCTGACGCATTTGTTACACTGACATTTGGTCTTATTTTTTATATTTCTATATATACGTGTATACATGGCTTTAAGAGACATGCTATATGTGCCCCCGCAAGTATTGCATATAGCATGTACCAGATCACCCTCTCTATCATAATCTAATTGAATGCCTGATTTGATTAGAAATTCTATTCGTTGCTCTATCGATAGTCTGTTGCTTCCGCCCATAGGGTCTCCTTATGTTATAGATGCTATATTATGCCATCTATAACATAAGTCAATAGCCCTCATTCAGTTACCATGAGTGAAATGTGTCTGTCCCGTCATAAAAGAAAACTCTTTTCGCTATAGTGGCTAATTCCGCAAATACACCTCCCCATTTCTCTAACCTAAGTAGCAAATGAAATAAATCATGACATTGCCAGCAGCAGGCCATTATCTGTTCAGGTTTTTCATTTGGTGTGTCAAGGTATGAAATATGATGAGAGCAGAACCTAATACACTTCCACTTCTTTTTTCTAGGCATCCACAGCCAGCGTTTCCTACCACAAATAGGGCACACCAAGTCTTTTGGCTCCAACAGCTTCTTAGACTTAGCTCGCCACCAGTCAGAAGCCTCGTACTCCTTTACAGAGGCACAATGCTCTGGTGGGAGTATTTCTTTCTTGACTCTAGGCATCTAAGGCTTCGAGATACTTGTTGATGAATTCAGTAGCATAGTCTCTGGTCTCCATAGAGATACGTCCAAGCTGATACTCTGCCTCGATGAATACCTTATCACGTTCCATCATATCAGAAACGTATCTGCCAACATTCATCCCCTCTTCATCGTCATCTTCGTACTCTTCGGTACAAACCTCACATCCGATCATTTAGTCCTCCTCATTAGTAAACTTGGCTGGGCGTTTAATAGCAATGGAATCCTCAATACCATTCCACTTATCAATTACTTTCTGATGCAGAACTTTCACCAGCTTATTTTCATGGATATACTGAATCAGGGTCTCCTTGTCCATAGGTGCAAGACCTTCCCATTCAATAGAATTAGCACTCTTTTTCAGTTCCCCCTTATCTGCTGTACGAAGATCATACAGAAAATCAATCTCATCAGAAACAGAATCCATACCATAAGTAAAATGAATAGTCACAAAACATTTGCGGAAGGGTCTAGGATGACGCACCTTCTCTGCTGTAGTTTCAATAACCACACTAACTGCTCTTCCCTTCTGTTCTTCCTTCTGTTTTACCTTACTTACAATACGAACAGTCTCATAGAACTGCAAGGCTCGCCCACCACTTGTACGGTTCTTAGCTCCATAGAGTCCTGCACCGACATTATCACGTTCTTGGCTAATAATGTATAAGAGCGCATTCTTCTCCTCAAGTTTGGCAGTCAGCCCCCTAAAGAACTCCTGACTCAGGAATTTCTGCATCGACATGGAATAAGTTCCAGAATCAAATTCCTTATCTTTGTCATAAGCGGTTCTACGTTTATCCTTTCGCTCCTCAGTATCTACTGAAGAAATGGAATCCAGAGAATCCAAAACATATATACCACACTCATCTGGCTTCAAGGAATCTAGCCATTTATTCAAATCGTAGTCCCAATCCTCAACAGTGACGACCTCTCTCCCAAAATCTTCCTGATTCTTAAAAAGATCAAATCCATAAAGAGACAAGGTATCTATAGTGTTTCCATGTTCAGGATCACAGTAACGCCATCTAAATTTATCCTTATATTTATGATAATTTGCTGCAATAAGCTCTGTTGCCTTAAATGATTTAGATGAGCCAGAATCACCATGATCCCTGCAGATAGTCCCTGCTGGATATCCGTTACCATACCCTGCTTTCTCACCAGCCCCTGTTACCAAGCTAAGAAGAAGATGCCCTGTATCAAAATAAATAGGTTTCTTCTCTGATGTTCCTTTCTTTTCCATTTGTGCTCCTTTTAATTGTTTAAGTTCCTTGTCTGTCATTTTTCACCTTCCTGTGTATTATCTTCACTGGAGTAACCAATGCACGTTCGATTTCCCAACCCATCCGTAACCTCCCATGTACAACGGACTGCGATATATGATAAATCTCACACCATTCAGATAGTGATTTAGCTTCATCGCCCATAGTCACCCAGCTGGTTCTACTTGTGTTCCTAGACTGTTGCAAAACGGTAGCCCATCGACAATTATCGGGACTGTAGCCTTTATCAATATCTAATCGATCTATTGTTAGATCCTCTGTGTATCCATTTGCATATGCCCACGTACTAAAGGCGTCGTAATTATGCAACCATTCATCACATATCCTAATTCCCCTAGCCCCATATCTGCGATAATTTGAGCAACCCTCCCTGTAACATCGGTCATACATCCCATAAAATATATTATATAACCTACTATGAGCCTCCCCATGAGTACGATGACTGTCTCCAATATATTCAAGTTTCTTACACCCACATGAACGATAATGTCCACCCTTAAAATTATTATATGCTACCCATTTTTCTGTGCCGCACACACTACATCTAACCAAAACCTCTATAACTGCCCACCCAGCATTTCTGTTTCGTCTGGAATCCAAAATAATCATATTCTCATAAGTCTCACCAATTAACTTTTTAATGTCTGTTCGTTCAGTGCCCTTATATTGGTCGCAGCCACAACTTGTATCTCTCTTTGCGTGGTCAGTCGGTTTCCATACTATATTCCCACAGTGGCATTGGACTTTTATATAAATTCTCTCTCTGTTACCAGACTGACGACGTTCTGCATCTAATACATACCAGTTTCCATAAGTTGTTCCTATTAGAGTCTTTTCATCTAGCTTACCCACAACTACTCCTATTTCTACCAAATAAGCCCGTAGGCTGTTATATCTACGGGCTATCCTCCTTACTCTCGTGAAGCCTTGCGACAAGCCTTGTAAGTGGTAGGATCATCATCGAAGCAAGCGTCACATTCCTTGCACTCACCCCAGTCCTTGCCGAACTTGTGCCCATTCGGGCAACCATCGGCCTTGACCTCTTTCTTGGGAGGCACTTCCTCTTCCTCTACAGGAGGGACTTTCTTGACAGGTTTCTCTTCCGGTTTTTCGTCCTCGATATCCTCGTCAATACCGCCCATGAAAGCAGATTCCAGTTCCTCATAGGAAAGGAGCTTGATACACTTATCAAGAGGAATAACCTCGTCAAGAAGCTCCTCAATTCCATCACGACGTTTGGCAAAGGAGATATTAGTAGCCTGAACGAAGTCATGCCCAGCAAACTTCTCAGCAGAGCCAGAAACCTTGATAGAGCGTCCACCTTCTTTAGGATCTGCGAAGAAGGTGTAACCTTCCTGATCGGGGTCTTTACGAGCATCTTCATCAGCCACTTCAAGAGGCTTCTGGAAGTACTTTACGTTGGTCTCAAAGAGCTGAACACCTTTTTCACGATCCATGGCGTCTACAATGTTGTAGTACACACGGCGTTTCGGGAAGAGAGCATCAGCAGTATCCTTATCCCCGTTCTCTTTAGCCTTCTGCTGGGCTTCACAGATGGGGCAGGGCTTTCCATAGTTCTTATTGGGGCAGACATACTTAGCCTTACTCGGGCCTACATCGGTATGTACCCACAACGTCAGATTGTAGTCAGGATCTCCCTTGGAAAGCGCCTTAGATGCCACAAGCGGGTGGAAGTTTGACGAAATCTCATAGGGGAGAATATCAAACTTGTTAGGCCCAGCCTTGAGCTTGAAAAACTCGGGTTTCTTTGCAAGACCACTCAGGTCGAGCGCATTGGTAAACCCGCCACTAGAACTCTTAATCTCTCTGCGATTGCTAAAATCATATGCCATATTCTTGTCTCCTTATCGTTTCATCGTATCTTTGAGTCGTGTCTGTCCTGATGTATCTGTTTCGCTTTCGTTATAGTAACGTGCCAAAGACAATTTCACCAAGTTGTCCAAACAACCCTTCCGCTGTTCAACCGTGTTCACCTGTGCATAAAGCACGTTCACTGCTGCCTGTTTCTTATCTACGACATCCTGTGCCTCCTGAATCTCTTTGTCATTACCTACCATAACCTTCATGCCGTCTGCGGTGGTCTTAATACCATCTACGGGGTTATTGTAATAATAGGCACTCCTACGAGCGATAGTAGCTTCAAGATTAGTCTTGGCTACATCCAATTCGTTCTTTGCATCAGCCAGTTGCATAGCGTAAAACCCATACATACATGGCTGAGTCACTGACTCGTCTTCAAGATGATTCTTGTCAATCTCTGAATCTGCCTTGAAGTCTACTCCAAAATCCTTCATCTATTTCTCCTTTACCTTCTTCAGGTAGCATTCCCTAATATACAGCCCATTTCCAAAAGGAGCAAGCCCGTCGCAGTCCCACGTATTTCGTACCGTATCAGGGAAGGCTACTGCCACATCCATATTGCCGCGAACAAAAGATACACCGGGATTAGCTTCACCCTTTTTAGGGTATCCAAGAACGTCTCCCTTCATACCATATACAAGACCATACTCGGTTTCTCCTGTGTACTCTACAAGATCACCTTTCTTAAACTTTCTCATTTATTAACCTCCTTTACAGGAATCTCCTTGACTTCGATAAAGATGACATCATTCTCTGAATCCTTCGAGATAGAGATTACCTCGTACTTGTCTTCATCGTAGCCTTCAATACGCTTGGTCAGATCCCCAATAACACTCATTTCTTAGCCTCCTTTTCAATAGTAATAAACTCAGGGAATGGTAACTGCTTCAGCAGTTCGTCCAGAAACTTATGCCAGATAGGAAGTCGATGGTTCCTACGGTCAAAGTAAATATGCCTTAGAGTCTGATAGTTTGTACATACAATACGGCGCTGCAGAAATGACTCAGGCAACATCTGTTTAAGCTCTTCTGTAGAAGCCCCTTCATTTGCCTGAACAATCATTTCTTCAAGCATCCACTGCACTGCATCCTTGTTAGAATCAGTATACTCAAAATTAGATTCTATGTCAACCCTTCCTGCCCTGAGATTATCAAGTAATTTATGAGCAGTTGATTCACTCATAGTTACAAATCCAACTTTACACTGATCTGCCTCACTCCACCAGTATCGAGGCATGGTGAGATCCAGCCATACAGTAGCCATACGGACACATTTTGAATGCGAGTCACCCGATACAATCAGCTTCTTGAGGAGTTCTACGTCATCAGAAAACAGTCTGTGTCCATTAGATTCTACAATATGCCCTTTCGGATGACTGTTAAATGATAGTCGCACAGCTTCACATGCTATATCTAAACCCTCAACCCTAATTACTTTTACTTCCATTGTCAACCTCATCAATAAGCCTAGTAAGATACCAAGACGCTTTTTTTAGGTCTTCCGCTGGAGCAACCTTCTTCTCATAGCGCCAGATGTACTTTTCAACATTTCCTTTAAGGTAGCCGCAGAAGGCTTCTTTGGTCATGGAAGCCTTGATAGCTTCGATACACTCAATCCCACTAGAAGCATAGTGGTCTGGGTGATTCACAGGGTCATTTTCTTTTTTCATTTCTCTTCTCCTTTTACAATACTTTCCAGCTTATCCATAATGTTCTGCTGATTTTCACCCCAGAACATATCACAGTAATCTCCATTACGAGGAGTCTCTGTAAACCGCCAAGCAATATCTTCCTTTATGTTAAAGCGTTTGCAGAACAATGCTGCTGGACACTCTCTATCAGTACAAAACGTCATGTCCATCATTTACCAGAACTCCCGAAGCCTTTGTCACCACGAGTGGTTTCTGCAAGATCAGCCAGTTCAGTAACTTCAACATGAGGGATCTCCATAACAATGCCTTGAGCTATACGATCACCTTTGTTAATAAAGACATCTTTATCGGTGTTGTTATAGAGCTTAACCTTAATTTCACCCCTGTAGGAGACATCAACGACTCCAGCATTAGATGCCTCTACACCACTGTTAAAAGCAAGGCCAGAGCGAGAATTGACCAGCAGAAATGGCTTGTACCCTACAGCCCAGTTAAAAGGCTCCCATGCTACACCAGTCCCAAAGATAGCAGAAGAATTGGCGTGGATCGTAGCCCCGTAGTGGGCATAGAGATCAAGGCCAGCATTACTCTCGTCACCGTTCCCATAACTAGGGATGATGGAATCATCGTACAGTTTTTTGAACCCTACTTTCATCTAAACTCCTTACAAAATAAAATATGGGATAGGGTGGACTTGAACCACCGACCTCTCAATATTGTATATTATTTCTATAATAGATGTCAAGCACCTGCTGTTTTCCTATCTCTACTAATTCCGCATTAGTATGAAGCCCTTCCAAAAATTTATGTAGGCATTTCTTGGAGCAACAATGAAACTTGCATTTAACCCTTTCAAAGGTGTTGTGATATTCTTTTTCAAAACTAATACCACAAGCAGGGCACTTTAGCAACATATAACGCTTTCCTTTCGTTGAGGCATTATACTTATCTACATTAGCCTTTGCTGATAATATTTGTAGATTTTCAATCCTATCATCAGTCTTATCATTGTTAATATGATCTACTTGCTCATCTTTATTCAGCACCCTACCTAGATATGTAGACATAAGCCATCTTGCGTAGGACATTGTTGAGCGTTTCCCTTTATCATACAAACACACAATATTTCTATTTTCCCTATTCCTGATAAGATACGTTATATAGTTATCATATGGGTATTTTGATTCTATAGTAATTTGTTACACCTCCTCCTTTTCTTCATTAGCATCTACAATAGTGTTATAAGCAGAAAGCCCACCTGCTGTAACTATGCTTATGGGTGCCATTACTATCGTAATAACTATAACAACAACACAAACTCCACCCAGAAACCCTTTATGCTCTGTGTTAATAAGAAGACTAAGCTCTGGAAGGGAAAGAACAGCGACTAAACTACAAGTAAATGCCATCATCAGACTCCATACCAAAGTAAAACCATCAACCTTCTTCATACTCGAACCTCCTCTATATATGCAAGAATTGGATCATAAAACGGAAAGCTATTATGAGGATTAGAGTTTGCCACTTCTCTCGCCTTAATATTTGCCAATTCTGGTGATTCTGCTTTAACTAGATAGTAAATGTACATATCACCATCATTATACCCAGTATATACCTTATACAATTTCATAAAACACGCTCCTCACCCAATTAGGGTGCAACATGCCTTCGCCAAGCCTTTCTAGCTTGTTCTGCAGCTCTGGTTTGTATGATACTATTATAGACTTCATCCCCCTTTTTGAAAGCTTCGTCTGCATCATCAAATGCAAGGGCTTCACACTGCATGCGCGGCAGTTTATCTCCAGCCCCAACATAATAGACAGCGTTCTTTAACTCTTCTGCCTCGCACTCTCCCCATAAACCTAAAATAGCTATCACAAACTTGTTTTCTTTGTTCTTTCTCAATTCCACTTCTATCATACTCTCAACCTCCTTAGAATCACTCAACAAGGACATTCTACCACGAAGTAGGTGCCCTTGTCAAGCGGTTTTGGACTAAATCTTATGATAAAAACGCAATCCAGCTTCTTTCTGTCGAGCAGCAGAGAACGATTTAATCTTCTTGAGGTAGCCTATAACCCGAGTTAGGTAGTCTACATCGGTAGAACCACACTTAATACAGGAATCACGAGTATTCATGTCAATATAACCACACTTGTTACAGTATGTAGACTTAACATTATACGTCCAGAATGATGAGCCAGTGTCTATGGCCTTCTGGATGATTTTCAACCAAGTACCTTTACTAGGGATCTCTTCAAAATTCTGGTGAACCGCACTGCCTCCGTCCAGATACTGAAGTACGTCTCCACCGTGCATTTTGAACTTGTCAACAAAATCTAATGTAGGATCTTCTACTTTATAAAGATAGCTGTTATAACAGTCCCTATTGGACTTAATACCGTCTCTGGTATCCCAGTCATGCAGTTTTACACCGACAGATTCGGCGGGGATAAGTTCTGTATTTATCAGAACCTTTTTGCCCAGCATCTCAGTGTAGAATTTAGCACCCTCCTTATTAGTATCAGAGATAGTCTTGAATAGTTTCTTTACCCACCCAAGATACTCCTCATTAGGGGAAATCACATAACCAAGATACTCTGCAGCCTCAACAATGCCATTAAGACCCACCGTAACATACTGCTTATCAAGAGCAATATACCCCTCGTCATAAAGCGGCATCAAATGAGCATCTTCAAAATCCTGCATGAGCATACGGAAGGCAACAAGGTATTGGTGGACTTCTCTAACCTTCTTAGCAATATCCTTCTTAGTCTGTATAAGACGATTAACATTAAGGGTGATAACCTTACAACTACCTGTGAGCAACCCTCCCCCACCTATGGAGTAGGCAAACGGATTTGCTTCAATTTTGTTCTTCAAACGGCAACACGAGCTAAGGCTGTCTACGCTATCTGAATGATAGTGGAAAAATGAAACCCCCTTCGCCATCTGTTCAGCTAAGAAGTCTACAAAATCATTATCTTTAACCTTTCCGTTTTCCGTTAAATAATTTGCTGTAATCACTGGAAAAGTCAAAATGGCTCTATGGCGCTCCTCGCCAAACCAATTAAGAAAGAACTTTTGCAGCTCATTGAACCCGTCCCAATCTGGCTTAGATCCATCAGGATACATTGCTTCTCCAAACAATGCCTTAAAGTAATTTTCATCATATAGACTCATATTCCAGAAAGGACTCTGAAAGTTTCGGCTTCCTGCTGTGGAGTTTCCACTGTACACAATCTGCTGGAAAAAGTTCTCAATGTCAGATTTATGAGTTACCAAATAATTTTCCCCATAGTCCTTACGAGCGAAGTAGTGAAAATAAATGAGTAAACTAGGGTCTGCGACGGCACCTACTACCTGTCCTGCGATAGCATACAGCAGATTGATGTATGAGCCACAGTATGAAGCAAGGTGTTTTGGAGGCTCACAATTTCCTACGATATTATCTGCTCCATTATAAATAAACGGCACTGTGGACACTGCAAGACAATAAGGGCGTAACCCGCTCTCATCGTTCACGTAGATCTCGTGCTTTTTAAGACTTTTGTAGTATGCCTTTTGCACCTTTCTACCAAAAACCTCCTTGATCTTCTCCCCCAGAATATACCTATTCACCTGCACATCTACATCTGTGTGTATCTCACCAGCTAGGGTTGCTACATTCTTCATGTGTACGTTACTGTTGGGATTCAGTTCTGAGAGAGTCGCATTATTACCTTCCCCCATGTACCGCTTCACAAATGCGTTTTTTTCCTTAAGTTGCTTCTTCGTTAGTCGAATCATTCTGTTGCTCCTTTATATAGTTCTCTTTAGGGAAATTAAGTTTTGCTTTATTTCCACGAATTTCAAATGCTTTCTTATCATATGCTCTAGCGGCATCTTCTGGAGTAGAAAATGTACCTAGGTTCACACTTTTGCGACCTATAGAAATATGAGCTACCCACCGCTTTTTGTTGTCTGTCTTTTGCACTCCCCAGTAACCAGATGCGCCCTTTTTATGGAAAACAGCATTTCTGCTCTCACAAAACTGAATAACTTCCTGCATATTATAGGTATTCTTATCAAAGTTAGTTCTTGCGAACTCTCCAAAATAATATAATGCACCCATATCATACCACCCAGCGCATTCTTCTGCACTAGAAGATGATCCTAAATGAACTGATTTATTATTCACGCGTATCCCTGCATACCAAACTGAGTCCCGTTTATGCCAGCGAACCCCCTTAAATTTGCTGGCACCAGTATTCCTACGAATAAGAGTTTGGTTTCTGTTATTTTCGGCTTTGCTGCATATACGCAGATTACATTTTCTGTTATCTAATGTATCTCCGCTTATATGATCCACTACAAGGCCGTCATAAGGAACGCAGTTCATTATGAACCTATGCAAAGATAAAGCTATCCTTCTATCATTATAATAGTCGTTCGAGAGGAAGTAATATCTTCCAACTGGGATATCATGTCGATTTATAAACCATTTTCTGGAAGATATTCTTTCAACATCTTCATCGTCTACTTTTATAGTATATCCAGATATCTGCATTTCTGTCATTATGGCTCCTTCCAAAATCTATTTGTAATATTATGCAAATTACCATTTTCTAGCCTATACATTATTTGATTAGTTGTACGTTTTGTTAAATCACCAAATAATTCCACATAAGGGTTTATTTTTAAATAATCCAGCACTCCAGCGAGTCTATCTGACACGAAGGGTTCCCCAGTATACAGGGCTGTGAGGTATCCCATAGAACGTGCAATCTTAAGATAATGTATCAACGTATCTGGCTCCCATTCCCCCCCCATAGCACAAAAACAGGAACACTTATCCCTATAATTTACTAACATACTGGTCATAAGGTTCTCTGTCATAATATCCCCAGCAGAAGCATCCCATAATTCTTTACTATGGCAATTTCCGCAGTGAACAGGGCATCCTGTGAACCATACAGCTAGTGTTATTTCATCTGGTATTTCTGTTAAAACTACAGAATTTCCCATATAATTCATTAACCGCCTCCCTAAAGACGTAAAATCCCACCCGAAGGTGGGACGAGAACCCTACCACAACCCCTCGTTACTTGTCAAGGGGCTTCATTACTTCCTCATATTCTTTCACGAATGCCTCAAGTAGTTCTTTATTCAGTCCAGAACACTTCATAGCTAACGCGTTCTTCTCTGCAAACGAGTCAATAAGCTCCTGCTTAGGGGTCTTGGGAAGGGTTCTTTTGTGAGGAACAGACCATACAATACCATTAGAAGAGATGTACTCTACTGTAGCACAAGACACATCATCAGGTAGCTCCCGCCACACAGAATCCTTCTTAGCCGCTTCCAGTTCCTTTCTGGCATCCTGAAGATCCTGTGCAGTCCTCAGCAAAACACTAGGCATTGCATCCTTTGACACATGCCCCTCTGCTTTAATTATGTTGCATATACCCTCATTACTGATTCTAGTCTCCATCTTAGCCTCCTTTAACAATACCTAACAATCTCTCCAACTAGGCTCTTTCGCCTTCCCTTTCCTTAGTTCCTCAGCACGTTTCTGACTTATTTCTCTCTGCTTCTGCAGCAATTCCTTATACGCCTTCCTGTACCGTTCTTTCCATATTTTAGCACACTTTGGGCAGATAGTCAAGCCACTTTTCTTAACTTCTCCATAGCCATGCCAAATAACGTCTTCAGGGAATCTAAAGGCATCATGAAAGGAACAATGCTTCCTATAAAGGATATAACAGAACCGCTGATAGGGGCGGTCATTGACTAACTGCATACCCAGTATATACTTAGACTCATTGTAGAGATGCCAGACTTTGTTGTTTTTGAGCGCCCAAGACCCGAAACGAAAGCGGTTCTGGATCTTTTTGTCTACATAGGGTACTCCTAGAGGTTTCATTAACATTGTTCTAACCTCTTTTTAATTATCTCATAATATTCTGGTTCCTTTTCTATAAGAATATAACCTCTATTCAGATTCTTACAGGCCACTCCAGTAGTACCTGAACCTGCACAGGGATCTAATATAAGGGAACCTTCATTAGTATATGTTTTTATAAGCCTCTCATACAATTCTACGGGCTTCTGTGTGGGATGCAATGCGTTTCTACTGTTATCCCTGTTGATTCGTATAACCTGTGTAGGATGCCTAGTTCCATCATCTTTATACTCCAATGGAACTGTAGTTGGGTGAATGCCCCCCATAGTAGGAGACCATCTAGCATCTGTACCTATTTTATTGGATACAGGCTTACCAGTAAAAGCTGTCTTCTGAGGATTGTACACACACTGCTTCTTATAAAACACAGAGATAGTTTCTATTGTTTTTCCCGGTCTCCTTTTTACCTGAAACACATTCGTCAGGCGTTCCTTTTCCCAATACCAGTCATACTTGTAGTCTTTCATATTTGAGCATCTGACCAAAGAGCCAAACGGTTCCTGCCCAAATATAAGTATAGGGGTAGTGTCTTTACATATCCTAGATAACTCCACCCATAGCTTATTAAAATCTAAACACGTATCCCAATGCAGTGGGGTAGTTCCATAAGGAGGGTCTAGGATAACCATATCAGTAGAACTATCTGGAATAAGTTGCATTTTGTCTAGGCAGTCTCCTAGAATAACCTCATTATTTAACATGTTTTCTGCATCCTAACAAGTAAAATGTTATAGTGCATTTTATTTGTTATCATACGTGGTTGGCCTGAATATATAATTCTAACCATTCATTTATCAATGCCTCCTGTGCTGTTTCTACTGAACTATACGGCCCAAATCTCATACGAACACCTTTTTTATGCAGAATTGCATACACCAAACCAGATTTCATTATTACATAGTGTTTGCGTAGTATATCTGCAAGATTACTCCTTATCATTTCAGGAACATTATTTACAGGAATATATGACCAGTAATACCCTTTGTAGAGTTTTTGTACATGTTCTTTATTGCACACCTGAGAAATCCGCCCTATACTATACCCCGTTTGTAGTTCTGATAAAGCAGCATGTACACATACTAAAGTACCGTCTATAGCATATTGATACACGGGTTTTATATCATAGATACATCCTCGTTGCGCTTCTGTGCGTAATTGCTCTACAAAGTGTCTATTATTCTCTTCCATCGTAACCCATTCAAGATTTGATGCTTTGTTATTATGCTTATTCCCATCCTTATGATTTACATACAGGGGCTCTGAAGTGTCTGGTTTACCACAAAATGTGTCAGCAATAAGTCTGTGCACTAGGAATTTTTTCTGTATTCTTGGCATAACCGTTATATTCACATACAAATATCCTTCTTTATGGAGTTCAATAGATGGAGCATCATGCCGAAGAACTGTATGAGAATTAACACTCATATTAGTATTGTACCACGCTATATCATATCGGATTTCCCCGTTTTCATTAACTAAAACGTGCCTATATAGGGGATGTGGCTGAAAAATAAGCGTCTCTTTACCCAATATAATATCCTCCAAGGTACTCGTCCAGAGGGTATTCGTCTAGCTTTACACCCGCAGTATCGTCGAGATCATACTGCTCATTTATAAGATTCCAATAGGGAGATTCATCAGCTATGTTCTCAACTTCCTTGTACACTTCCAGAAGTGCATTAACTTCATCACGACGTTTCTGCACTTTAGCCCAATAGGTATCCTTAACTTCTTCTGCCTTAGCCTTGTCCGTAAAGATCCCCAAGATATGATCCCAAGAGTCATCATAAGACCCGCCGTACTCTGTTACTATATATACTTTCATATTGCTAACTCCTTACCATATCCCTTGAGAACTGTAATAATCTTCCCACATCTCTTTCCAGTAGGCATCACAGTCTGCCCGACAATCAGGGCATAGATCCATATAGTTGCTACCTTCGTTCATGTACTGTGTGTGCATCCTGTAACGGACAGCTTCGTCCGAGTCACAGGAGTGCAGGAAACCTTGGCAGGTCATAGAGATTGTTCCTTTGCGTCTAAAGCATCTGCAATTCTGTTTTTTGCTATCTTAAAATAACCTTCATCTTTTTCAATCCCTATAAAGTTTCGCCCTGTATTGATGCAAGCAACACCCGTAGAACCCGATCCCATTGTATTGTCAAGTACAGTTTCGCCTTCGAGAGTGTATGTCTTTATTAGATATTCAAGTAAGGCAACTGGCTTTTGGGTTGGGTGAAGTTTTTTATTTGCTCTTGTTCCACGATTTATCTTTATAACACTTCTGGGATAGCGAACAGAAGGATTGTAGCTATCAGAAATCGACGCCTTACATGAAATAGTTTCTATAGTGTTCATTTCACCTTTTTGTGATTTGTTCTTAGTTTTATCATTGTTATTCGGTTGCATAGATGCTTCCATAATTGGGAAATATATTTTAGAGTTGAATATACTGATAATCTCATGTACTCTTGCCGCTTCTTTTTTCATATTAAATATATTAGTAGGCCGTTCTTTTTCCCAAATCCAATCATACTTGAACTGCTTAATATTACTCATTCGTAAATAACTTGAAAACGGCTCACTCCCGAATAATACAATAGCACCTCTATCTTTAATGATACGCTTGTACTGCTCCCACAATGGCTCAAATGGAATAACTACATCCCACTTACAAGCAGTTGTCCCATATGGTAAATCACATAGAATCATATCTACGCTTCCATCGGGAATATCCTTCATCTTTTCCAAACAATCACCATGAATCAGTTGCATTTCATCTCCTTATTATAAACACCATCTACGACACGCTCAGGGAAATTGAGACGGGCAGCCGACGAAAGAAGCTCAAAGGCTTTGGCGTCGTAAGCAATAGCAGCCTGTTCAGCAGTAGGAAAGGATCCTAAGTAGAGGACTTTTCTATGGTCACATACATTGGTCTCATACCTAGTAGAATGCCGTTTCACAACACCCCGATACATGCAGGTTGGAGTGTAGTGTCTAGCATTATACTCCTTTTCTACATCTACGTCAATATATAAACTTTTATCAAAATTTATACAACTAAACTCTCCAAAGAGATGTAATGCAGCCACATCATATGCAAAGGCCGCTTCTTCTATAGAATCATAGGAACCCATATCATACGATTCTCTGTTTTTCATTATACGAGCGCACCATTTATCATTCTTCCACGAAACCCCTTTATACCCAGAGGTATTGTTTCTACCCCTTTTCTTATTCCATGCATTCTCTAGTATGGAACAAACCCTCAAATTAGCCTTCTGATTATTCAGCCCATTGTGGTCAATGTGATCTATTACTGCTGAATTATTCCCTACCATGTTAGTAATAAATCTATGCAGAGAAGTGGCTATTACTTTTCCACCAGTATACACCCATGTATAACAATATGGTGTATTTGCCTCTGGCACCCTAACATACCACTTTCTCTGCAAGACCCTTTCTGCGTCGTCATCATCAATCTGTACTGCAAAGCCATTTAGTTGCATTTCTGTCATTGTTTGGACTCCTAATATACGAACTTTACAGTCTTATAGAAATAAACTCAATACCCCTCATACTTTCGGCATACATGGGCCACCAGTCAATGCACCACAATCAGACATTTTGGCCCAAGTGCCCCCTTCCTCGCCCCGTTCTTTCTCCATAATAAGGGGAATACTTATCCAAGGCCAGTCCTCTTTCATTTTAACCGAGGCAAAGTAGTGCATCCAATAGTCTATCAAATGCTCTTCTTCCAGCTTAATATGTCCGACTACGCTATCATGAATCTCGCCAATCAGTGTTGATTCAAGTCCCAGTTCATCTATCTTATCCTGCATATGATTTATGACATAAAATAAGCACTGAGCACCAGTACCTTGAGGTAGGTAATTAAAACAGTGCTTATAATCCAAAGGAGCCTGAAGTCTAAACCCTGTGTACGAATCAAGATACCCTTTCTTTTGATACTCTGTCCACATATTCTTGCGCCATTTATCATGCACCTTGAACATATCATGCCAGAAGTAATTCTCTGCGCCCTTGGCGATCAACTCATATTGAGCATATGATGTTACCCCCTTCTTAGCAAAATGCTCTTTTACATCTGCATGAGACTGAATATACTCCCACATATCCTTTGCTATCTGTACATAATATGACCCATATGTAAGTGCGAAAGTTTGACTCTTAGTAGCCTGTCGCCATTCCTTTGTCACTTCATCCCGTTCTATACAGAAAAGTCTGGTACAGAGATCAGAGTGCATATCGGAATCTGGGTCAGATAGATACTTCTTATAGGCAGGATCCTTACTGTAAAACATATTAGTGTACGTCTCTAATCCGTGAAAATCGTATTCGCAGATACAAAATCCGGGCTTTGCGGATACCATAGAGCGAACTACTTTCTTTGCTTCCTTATTCCGCTTGGGCTGGTTCTGAAAATTAGGGTTAGACGAACTAGATCTACCTGTATCTACTGTATGCAGCAGAAATTGAGCATGTACTAGACTATCTACACATTCCCGTTTCCACCCTTCAATATAAGTAGTTTTCAGCTTATCAATTTCCCTATACTCAATTATCTTGTTAAGTAGAGGAATATTCATCTTTCCCATAGCCTCTTTATCCAGAGAAGGAGTTCCTTTTTCTGTAAAAGCAAGTGGCTTTATTCCTACTATGTCAAACAGTAGATGCCCTAATTGAGTAGTGCTATTAAAATTAAACGGCTCCTCCCCATCCCACTTCTTGACTATATCGTCAGACATAATCTCTGCGTCCTTGGCGATCAACAACTCATTAAGCTGTTTTTCCATAGTATCGAACGCATCAGCCTTTACATAAATACCATTGTCTGACATTTTAGACAGTGTTACTGCAGTTTTGACATAGAGATCATTACACTGTAGCTGTCCGAGGGTCATCTGAGATTTGTGCAACTTGTATAGCATAAACGTGAACAGAGAGTCTAGTGCATTATAAAAAAGAACCTTCTCCATAGGGGCGCTACGAATTCTATTGATAGCATTGCTTCCGTACAACTCTACTTCTGCTTTATCAGCACCAAGGTATTCTGCACATTCGTCATCATACCCAAGTACACCAAAGTTTATATAAGTCTGGTATTTAAGACCACAGGGACGCTTATTATGCAATATATGGGCAGAGAGCATTGTGTCCCACATCCATCCAATAATCCAGAACTTGTTTATAACTTTATCAGCAGTATTTTCATACTGAAGGTTATGTGCTATCTTCTTTATCTTCTTCTCTGTCATAAGCCGCTTCCACATTTTTTTATATGTAGGATCTTCAAATTCAGGGAAGGCATAAGACACCTCACCATTAGATATAGACCTACAAGCTATAAAGTGCCCCTTACGTCTGAGGCTAAGTCCAGAAGTTTCATCGTCCAAGGCCACTTCTTCCCATTCTAGGGCTTCACAAATCCAATCTATAGCTGTGTCTATATCCTGTGTTATCTTGCATTTTTGAGAATAATCTACTTTTTCAACCTTCCCTAATGTAAACGCTTGTTTAAGAGAATTCTTCCATAGACGATACCACGCCTCATCTCTCTGGTAAAGAGGCTTTCCTTCTCCACCATCAGGATACTTCTTCTTCTCGGTCATATCCTGCACAGACCATGTGGGCACTAGCCACATACCAAGTTCCTGATCGGGTACACAAGTTCCATAAAAATCCTTAGCAGGAGTCCCTGTCAACCGCCCTGAAATCCTAGGTGCAATCATATAGTTAAACGGCACCTCCCCCAGCAGTACAACTGCATTTGGTTCCAGCCTTTCGATAATTCGATCTAACCTCTTCCTGCAAGCCTTCAGCTCTGCCGTACCCGGCCTTCTGTCTCTTGGAGGTCTGCAGCCAACCGTAGTAGTATAGAAGCAATCCTCATAGAAGTCTATCCCAATCTCCTCCAGAGCACTCTCAAGGAACACAGCTTCATCTCCATAGCCCAATTCACCTTTGAGGTCTTCCCGTGAGGTGGGCTGAGATCCAATAATGAGAACGTTCTTTTTGCCTTTACCTATGAACTTGAGCTTAGGAGATTTACATACTGCTGACAGACCACAGGCTTCGCAGTCTGGCTCATTGGATTCAACTTTAGTGGTGTAGAACTTCTTTTTAGCCATTATACTTCCTCGTGAAATTTGTCTTTAACGTGCTGCAGCCATTCCATAACAGCATCTACAGACTTTTCACTCTTAAACAGCAGAGAGTTAAACATCTCCGGTACTATCATCATTTTGTCTGTATCTGTAACAGAATCACCACATTCCTTCGGCTCTTCCAAAGCGTAGAACACCAATGCAAAACCCCTATCCTTGATAGGAAATATCTTAGCCGACACCATGCCATCACCAAATGGAATAGCCTGTATAGTCTTAGGTTCCTTCATTAACACCCTCCTTAAAAATAAACACCCCATTTCTGGGATGCTTATATCATAACACAGATTAGAAACTCTGTCTAGTCCTTCACAAAGGCACTCAAGGCACCCTTACTCTGTCCCCCCATCAGCCTACCCACTTCCACCCCATCTTTGTACTTGATGATAGCGGGTACAGACTGGATATTCAAGAGGATAAGCTCCTCCTCTCCAACGTCATCCAGCAGAATAAACTCAGTCTTAGGTGCCAATTCAGCCATCCAAGGCTTCATAATCTTGCAGTTGCCACACCAGCTCGTGCTGTAGAATTTGTATGTGGTCACTTAGACACCTTCGTGAAACTGTCCTCATCCCACTGTGTACTATATTCACCAATATAGTTATCATGACCCTCTGTATAGATGCATTTTCCTGAATTCTTGCTGGTGAACATTACTACAGACGTTTCACTGCTATTCTTGAATACTCCCGTATAAGGATACTTCTTTTTCTCTACAACAGGAGTTTTCTCCTCATCACATCCGTTGCATTCTGAGCAAACCAGATCCTGATGGAAGTCCTCTAGCACCCCAGCCATTTCCTCTGGAGTAGCCTTAAACACATACCCGAGCCCCTGAAGTTGCTCCAGAAACACTTGCACCAGATGAGGCCAGCAGGTATCAGTGCATTCGTATTCGTTGGTGATAGTACGGATAGACTCATCCCCGTTACTCATGACTGCAATAGTTACCACTTCATCTACTTCGTTACTCATCTTTCTTCTCCTTCTTTTTCTTCTCTAGGATCTTAATGTCACCATACGTCTCCTTAGAGATAAAATCTGGTGACACTCCAAACTCTTCCAGATAACGACCCGCTGCTTCTTTAGCGTCTTCACAGACAGCATAAGCTTCGTGAGGGGCATCTTTATCATACATTTTCATACGGTAGACGTTCAAGGGACTTACTCCTTAATCCTGATAGCCTCAAGGATCTCAATGGCGTCAGAGAGGCTGTCTTCGGTGCCTTCAATCTCCTCTACCCACTCTTTGTAGGCTTTGCTCATAGCCTTCTTGAGAACTTTCTGTTCACCCTTATCAGCTGTAAGTGATTCTACGAGACCATTCATGTTCTCCGTAGCCGTTGCATTGTTTTCTTTAGACATGGTGCGGTATTCATACACCGCCTTGAAAACCCCAAGAATCTGTCCTTTCCTCTGTTCGTCAATCTGCATTTGTAGCCTCCTTAAAATATAATAAAAGGTCTATACGCCTTCTACCTTGCTTGCTAAACGAGAATCTAGGCAAAAAATTCCACAGTCTAAGTTCTGGAGCACCACTGCACTATCGAACGTGGCCCTTTTACTTCTTGACAACAAAGATTTCACCCGGATAACCCCTGCTTCTTGGTCAGCAGATGAAGCCCAGATGGAAAAAAGCTGGCTAACGTGTGTCTTCTTTCGCTGATCTTCTGCAATAGCTGACAGTCCAATTTCTTTGCCTTCGTTGCCCTCGCTATTCGCCTGTGAAATTGTATGGATATGACAATTCATAGAAAGGCTGGCATCCCGAGCTTCACTCCACAATGAGTTCATACGATGTCTGTACTCCCTCTCTGGATCATACATTAAGTCCAGCGAGTCAAGTAAAATTACATCTGGCGTCCAGCCCTCGAAATATGTGAGGTTAGACACGATAGAGTATACTTTATCCCAGCTTGTTTCCTTCTTAGTGAGAGACATCAGCTTAATGTCACCACCCTTGTATCGCATCTTCATACGATTCATCAACTCTTCCTTGTTATGAAAAGACACTCCGTTCATATTAAGGATCTTGTGATCTACCCGCCACGTAACATTATCATCATAGATACCTTCTGTCAATTCTTTATCAGGCCTAAAGAATGGAACAGATACGGGGCCAGTAACAAAAGGAGCATTAACCAAGCAACGCCAATACCTCTGACGCAATTCGATGTCTCGCATTTCCAGATTCAAAACTAAGACACGTAAGGAATTCTCAAGGGCGGCAAAGGCAACTCCCTCAATTTCCCAGCTTTTACCAATCTTACTGGTTCCCAAAGCAGCAGAGAATTCCCCTCTTCTGAAAGGCCCAACTACAGCACCTAGTGCACCTCTAAATTCAAAGAGGCTGTCCATATGCTGTTCGTCAAATGCCTCCTCGAATTGAGTTACGTCATTTAGTAGAGAGATTCCTTGAGATTCAGGAATAGCTTTCTGAGTGAATCCAGCTACAAGCGACTCCCCTTTAACCACATCACCAGATGCTATAGCAATATCAAGTTTCTCCCGCAAGTATTCCAGATTGACTCTGCGGATATATTTCTCACAATCCTTAATATGAAAATCTATATTACTATAAGTATTCTCATCATAGTCATCTGCAAGACTTTCCAAAAAGGAAGATATAGAAGAAGCAGTTTCCTGATCTCTAAGAGAGTCCTTCTTTTGTTCAAATATGTCCTGAATAGCACTCTGTGGGGGTGTCCCATATGTATCATGGAACTCCTTCACCCACTCTAGGATGAACTTAGCATATTGTGTCCTTACACCTGTTTTGTCCAAAATGGGCAGGAGCTTCATAGAAGCCTCGGGGTGCATAATAATCAAAGTAACTAGTTTACGTTCAACTCCGAGATCTACATTTTCAACTTTCAATGTTTAACTCCTTATCTAAGATACTGGTAATATTCTTCATATCATTGTAGTGTATTCTAATCAATTTTATATTGTTTGTCAAGCAGTATTCATTCTTTACTTTGTCATAATATTGTGTTGATAGAAATGCAGCCTCTCCCCCAAAAGCTTCTATAGGTTTATAGTGTTGTAGCCCGTCAAATTCAATAAGGGCTGCAATATCTTTGTGCTGCGTATCTGAGAACACCGCAAAATCAAATGCTAATGGACGTTGAACTATACATGTATGATCCCTGTATTGTGCTATGTAGGGAATGCCCTTCTGTATCAGGTGCCTCTCTATTGCTTGCTCACCTAAAGAACTCTTGCATTTAGGGCAACAACTGCCAGATAGATGTGCATTAGGGGTTTGCCAAAACTCCCCATGATTTGGGCATATTATGCAAACTTTAGTACCTGTATTTTTATACTCTACCTTATTATATAAGTAATAATTACTATGTATAAGAGATGCCTCTTGTATAAAAACATTCTCATCTTTGGTTTGAGATTTTGTTCTGTGTTCTAGTCCACATTTATAACACCTCTTTCCAGCTAAATGATTGCTAGGACTTTGCAAAAAATCACCGTGAACTGGGCAGGTAATTATAACTTTGTCATGAAAATTTTTATATACCACCTTATCATATGTAAATCTGCCATCATGTATTATATTTGCTCTTCTTACAAACTCCTCTTTCCCCATACTTCTGATATCTGCTTTGTATATGTTTGCACATAAACTACAGCCTTCCCCGTTTAGATGGTTGCCCGGACGTTGTGTAAATACTCCATGAATAGGGCATATTATTGACACCTTTGTATTTGCACCTACATAGTTGACCAAAGAGTAATCATATTTTCCATTATGAATAACTGTTGCTCTCTCAACAAAACTGTCTGCAGAAGGCTTTAATAGTTTATTGGCTGTTGCTATATCGCCACACTTTGGGCACCCCTGTCCTCTAAGATGTGCATTGGGTGTCTGCTGAAAAACACCATGAATATGACATATTATATCAATTTTCGTATTCGCATTTTTATAATGAACCTGCTCATAAGAATACTTATTGCCATGTACACTATTAGCAATTTCTATGAATTTAGGTAATGAAGTTCTTTTCTTGTTGGCTCTAGTATTTATGGCACATTTCTGACAACCTACTCCATGTATGTGCCTTTGCGGATCTTGTAGAGTCTGTCCATGAATAGGACATCCTATAATGATATTTGTATCGTTGTTAATATAGATAACTTTGCTGTAGTCATATTTATCCCCATGTACCTTTGTGGCCTTTGCAATCCATTCCTCTGTTGTGCATCTTTTAGACAATTTCTTTTTACTTCTCCAATATTTCAGATAACGTCTGCCCAAACAACTGAGCACCCTCGTTATTGTCCAATACGGACGACAACATTCGTGCCCGTTGCTGCAGCACTTTTATACGTTTCTCTTCAAATGACCCAGCTCCTACAGCATAATAATACGAAAAATGCTTTTGGTCAAGTTCAGGTAGCCATAACCTATTACTGGCTTGTTCTACTGCTCCACTATTAGCACTTCCTAATTCTGCAAACAAAACACTGTCAGCAGAAGCCAAACTAATACCCTCTTTGACACTGGCAATCTGCCCTATGAACAACTTCACTTTAGGATCTGTATTAAAGGCATCTATATTTGCCTGTTTATCCTTCGTAGGAGTTTCACCGTTGACCATTGTAGCACATTTCTTAAATGCTGTCAAGAGATCGTTCGACGTAGCTCTGAACCATGTATATACAACCAACTTATCGTTCAATTCTAGGAAGTCTTTAATCCACTGTATAATTTGAGATCGTTTAGCTGTGTAAGAAAGAGATTCAAACTTAACCATGCGTTCATCTATCTCTTCCTCCGAAAGATGTTTAGTTTGCATCTCCTTTTTAAGTTTTGCCATTTCCTTATCATAGAGAGCTGTATCAATTTCCATAGGCAGAAACTCGTGAAATTCTTTAGGAAGTGTCTTGAATACATCTGTCTTAGTACGTCTAAAAATAAAGGGGGTAGTCAGTTCCCTAAGCTCGTCTACATGGGTAGCACCGTCAAAAGTTTGGCCGAAATATGTTTGTTGAGGATCACAATATCTATACAGGAATTGCCAACGGTTTGCAAACTTCTTATCCAGAACGGCTAACTGTGTCTGTAATTGGGCTACTTTAGAGGTAGCGGGAGTTCCAGACAGGAGAACTTTATGCGGAACAGATTTACAGATATTAGTAAACGCTTCTGTAGTCTTAACAGGAATCTGCTTACCTTTCTCCTCACCCTTCTCTTTCTTATAGATGGAGTAGTTTCCGCAGCGGTGACTCTCATCAACCACGAAGTAATTAAATCCAAATGATGATAGATATTGTTGCCAATCATAGAGAATATCAAAGTTTATGATAACAAACTTAAACTTACTAGGAATCTCGTATGGCATAGTGCCTTCAAGGATAATAGAGTTCTTATTTAGGCACTTCTTTATTTCTCTCTGCCAAATGATCTTAACTGAAGCAGGGCATACAATAAGAACAGGTAACATTTCAGGATGTAGAAGGGTTCCAGATAGAGCTATAACCGTTTTTCCTAGGCGAGGAGCTAAGGCTAGAATACAGTTCCAGTTAGAGGCTTCAGCAAATCGAGTAGCCTGAAACTGGTAATCCCTGAGCTTATAGGGCAGGGAAGTCAGTTTACTCTCATCTATGTTCTTCTGAGGCTCCTTACCACGCATAGCAATAGGAGTAGCCTTCACAGGCTGGATCTCTACAGGTAGTTCAAACCCCAGTTCCTTAAGCCTAGCTATATTGCTGGGGGTGTTCTGCACCTTCCAGTATTTCTTCTCTTGCGTCCACCATGACCCAGTAAGACTTTTTACAGCATTCTTGATAGGCTGAAACTGGTCTGGTGCAACAGAGAAACGGACGGCTAGGCCATCGGGGAGTAGTTCAACTTTTTTCAATGGTTATCCTTTATACTAACAATATTCTGCTGGAATAAGTTTTATATGGGGATTAGTTTGCATTTCCTTTCCTATAGCTGTGTTTGCTTCATGAAAATATTGCTTTATATATTCATACTCCCTTTTCATATAGGCTATTTCTTCGACATTTAATTGTTTGTCTTCCCCGAGAAAGGCACATACAGAATTAGGATCACCTGTAATATCAGTTTGTTTCTTCATAATCCTAACTCCTTTTTCAGACTTTCTACCTCTGAATATTCCATGCCACCTAAGTCTTTGTCTGTCTCAAGATCGACCACAGTAACCTCTTTTACACCCAAAGCACTAATCCTATCTGCCAACTTCTTAGCCCGTTGCTGGGCTGCTTGCTCAGCATCGAAGATTATAACAACTTTCTTGTACTCTGTCAAGAGCTGGACTTGTGCTTCTGTGACAGAGGTTCCTAGAGTAGCACAACAATTATCCCCGAATTTAAGAGCGTCGAACGGCCCTTCAACGCAAACTACATAGCTCTTATTACAATTATTTAGATTATATAATGTTTTCTTAGGATCTACCAGAGACTTCTCTATGGAGAGGGTTTTGTACCGTAAATCCTGCCCTGCATAACTGCGTCCCTGATAAGAACAAATTCGCCCATCTGTATCTATGATAGGAATAATTACTCGATAGGCAAAGTCTCCTGTAAAGCCTCCGTCCCTGAACTTATACTTGGTAATCAGCTCATCTACGTTAAAGCCTCGCTTTTCAAGATAGCGTCTAGCAACTTTCCCTAGAGGAGCAAAGTTATAGTCTAGCTGAGTGGCATTTTCTCGCACCTTGAGTCTCTCAACATAGTCAAATTCTGTAGAGTACTCTTTGAGGAGCTTATTGTAGGAAATGTCGGGGGTCGCCCACTGCAGATATTCTCTAAGCGGAATAGCCCCCGTTATCCATGAGTATATTGTTCCATTAGCAGGGTTATAAGCACAATGATACTCTGTATCTCCCATGCCCTTGCTGGGGTCGGGTAAACCTATGCGGTTTTTGGATACAATACCAGAATGTCCGTAAGGGATGCCAAAGTCCCTACAGTAGGACTCTATATCAAATGCCATTTTTAATTCTCCTATATAGCAGAGTGTGAGATTCGGACTCACGTGACCTTTCGGTACTGCATTACAAGTGCAGTGCAATCGACCGCTATGCGAACTCTGCAAAAAAGGAAGTGGTGGGACTATTCTTACCCACAATGAGCCTCTTTGTATCGAGGTGCGTCTCGCTTTCGCCACACTTCCTGTCCGTTTTCGTATTTTCCGCGAGCCTCACCTACGGACAAAAGGCTCAAATCCAGTTTTGGCAGGTCTGGCAACCGTGGGAGACCTGTTACGGCCTCATTATCATAAAAGGAGTGGAGAGGGCTTGTTCTCTCCCATGCTCGATAATTCCATCTGGGGCAAGTCACCCAAATGCGACCGATCACCCCTAATAAGATCCTAAGACTTAACTGCTTCTGCAACCTTCTTAGCCTTAGCCGTGATAGCTGCCCCAAATAGTCCTGCAATCAGCAGAGCCAGATCAAACACTGCACCAAGAACAGCAATGGCTGCTGAGGATGACACCCCACCAATAAACAGCAGAACGCCACCTGCTACGAGCAGGATTGTTCCTGCAATTTTTGCAAACTTTGAATTCATTTCTTCTCCTTTTCTGAGTCGTAGTCAATTCGAGCGGTAAGAATTTGAGAATAAGCATTCATAATATGTCGTTGCACAAGTAGATTCCGCTGCTGAATAGCATCCAAGCAACTGAATTTATCAGATTCTACAAATTCAATTAGTTTAAGCAACTTAGTGTCAAGCTCTAGCTTTTCCTGTTGCATTCTAATTACAAACGGTGAGTTCATTTCTTCTCCTTCTTTTTCTTTGACTTTCCAGCAACATTAAGTGCGATAGCTACACTTTGGGCTTGGAATTTTCCCTTGCCCATCTCTTTCTTGATGTTAGCTGAAATCGATTTTGTCTGACGACCCTTTTTTCAACGGCATATTTAGTACCTCCTTACTCATCAATCTCAATGTAGTCCATAGAGATTTTATCGTACTCCAGCGTCTTAATCTCATCGCTGGCTACATCTTTATACACGAGCTTCTGAACCTGAAGATGACCGCGCCCACTGATATATGCCCCGTTGACAATTTTCTCTCCAAAATCTTCAACCATCTTATTCCAGATGACTACTTGGTGGTTATAAGTTTTCTTCCCGTAACCATTATCCCGCATAGACTCAAGGGTGAAATTAAGGGCAACTTTATCACCGCTTACGCTTTTATACGGCGTTCCTACCACAGTACCTTCAAGCAAAACAAAATCTTTGTCACTAACCATTGTAATGGCCTCCTATTGATGTATGTAAGATTATACCACACTATTATTTATTTGTCAAGTGGTGTATCTTCTATGATACGAAAATCACTAATACCCTCTATCTCCTTAAAACTCTCCTCATCAACCAGATAGACAGTATTCTTAGGAAATAGCCATAATGTCCTAGTGGTATCTTTGAACCACTGTACTACTCTTGTATGCTCCAGATGAGCTTCTGTTTCCTCTGGTGTCACGCCTAGCACCTATTTTTAAGTCGGTCTATCCTGTATCCCTTGTCCTGTAGAAACACAACAAATCCATCTAGTTCACATTGCCCCATAATTTGGTCAGTTGTATACCACTCATCTTCGCGTACACTATCTAAACTATCAATGTACTCTTCCATCAAATCATGTAAATCCTTATTAGTCATTCCTTGTCCTCCTTAATCCCAAACATCTCATACGTCGGTTTGGGAGCTTGTTCTTTCTCCCAATTATCACCAGAATAGTGGTAATTATGCCAAGCCATATAAATAGACTTCCACTCAGGGAAACACATATAGGCTTGCTCCAACTGCTCCTGATACCGTTTCCCCGGAAGAGCTGCACCAAAGTAGTCGTCCGAGAAATCGAAGTGCCAATCGAAATTCTTGCAACGATCGAAGTATTGTTTTTTAGTCATCTTCACCAAGATCTTCTTCAACACAAGTATCCCCACAAGAAGGACAGATTGCTTCATCCGTTTCACTATATTCTATAGCTGCATCACTCCATACTGAATGACAGTTATCACATACCCATGCCATAATTCCTACCTCCTTAATAATTCTATTATAGCATATTACCTATGTCGTGTCAACTCATAATTCTCTTTAATTTCCTGCATTACACTATCATATTGCTCAGGGGTGCAATTCTGTGACCCACACACTGAGCAGATGGATCCTTTATCAGTGAACTCCACCATAACCCCATTATAATTGATAGTGTCATCCTCAATATAAGGAACGTGGTCTGTAGTCTTTTTGCACTGGATACAATACATCTTACTTGTTGGTTTCATCTGTCTTTCCTATATTCCCAAAAATCTCGTTGATCTTAGCCTGTGCCTCACCCATAGTGTTAGTATCTTCCCTATTGCTGCCTGTCTCGGCTCTAACTTTAATAAGATCCAAAAGGGTCTTAGTTACAGAGGCTTTGTTGGGAAGGTCAAAGGTAATGTACTTTTCGCCATTCTTGGAGTTTACCATGATGTTTATATTATTTATGAGTTTGCGTTTCTCTACAGGAATTGCATCAAGCATCTTAGCCTGTCCAGTTGCATCATAGTAATCGAGGATATCTATATTCCTAATAGCCTCAAGGTCTTGCAGAAGGGTGATAGGAAGTATTTCTTGGGCACGTTCCCAGATAGACTCTCTGAGGCGTTTACAAGCCTCTACAATGTCTTTCTTTTTCGCTAGTTTGGATCCCTGAGCTAAACATTTTTTATATTCTGAGACCCCAAAGGATAGCTTATAGGCTTCTACATTGTCATTGGTTTCTACTAACTTAAATGCAAACAGGACTTCCTGCGGAGTCAGGGAAAGTCCTTCAAAGGTTTCATCCGTACTATCAGGGAGGATTTCTGCTATTTCACTCTGCACTTGTAGCTGCAGTTCTTTGTCATCCTCAGTCATTTTATTACACGCCCATTGAATGCCTTAACAGCAGGTAGCTCTCGCGTTCGCTTGATATAATCATTAGTCATATTTATGATCTCCTGTATACTATAAACCTTAGTCTTGTCTTCAGCAATAGACCTAAGTTCGTCTATTTTCTCTTGCCCAAAAGTCTTTACATACCAATCCAGCACAGCAAAAGGATGCCCTTCATAGTACTTATCCCGCTCCCTACGGCACAGGGTAACAGCATTAAACTCATTCCATCTTGTATTTGGATACATAGCGCAGCCAAACAGATAAAAAATTGTTCCGTATTTCTTCTCACCGGAGAGAACACAAGCATAGCCGTATTTCTTCTTTATGTAGTTCTGGAAGGCTTCATCCAAGCCCTCTTCTAGGTGCTTTCTCTGCGACTCAAGTGGTTTCAGTAAATCCGGCATAGTCTATAGTGTGTCCTAAATTATAATTTTGTACAAGTACCCTCATTCATTTTGTTCTCGAATTTCCCTTCGTAACTGCCTTGCTATCATCCATGTTGTTTTCCCTGTTCCATCGCAAGATATACAGGGACTTAGAACAAGTTCCCCATTATAATCCACACCACTCGCTGCATCACCAGTTCCATCACACATAGGGCAATCTGCTCTAGTAAACCACCACTCCTTAAAGTTCACTTACTACCTTCTAATTTTTCTTGCAATTCACAAGCAACTTGCAGCAATGCTAAAACGGCTCCATCTCCAGTCTCGTCACGCCATTCTAACCCATTCCTTTTACAAGTCAACCTACCTTTGTTTTCGTCAAAAATCCATTCATACTCATAACATTTAAGTTTCATTTCACCTCTCCTTTCTCTTGTTCTGCTTTCATCTTCCTAACCCACTCCAGTTGTCTCAGCACCGATTGCTCTATGCCATCCCAGTCCCGCACATACGGAGGAGGGGTTTCACCCCGTTCCCGCATTGCCTTTCTGGACTTGGCATAATATTCATCTACTGGAAAGGGTCTAGCCAACTCCACTTTACCTTTGTACTTCTGCTGAAACTTCCCTGCTTTTTTATGATACATACAATGATGCTTCAGCACAGGGATCCAGTTATTAGGACTTCTATTCATAGATCTAGGCTTAACCATCTCTATGCGTCCTATATCCTGTATAGCCACTTTCCTATTCTGCACCAACAGAAGATAGTTGATAACCCAAAAGAGCTTCTTGACTATCCCCTTGGTCTTCTTTATCGGGGCATCTTGAACACAAAGGGCAACCATATTCTCAAGATCCCATATCTTGACGGTTTCCTCTGTGTTCATAAAGTTCATGTAGCCCTCTAGCTGAGGAACATATTCGGAGAAGTCTTCAGTTATCATTTATGTTTTCTAGCATCTTTCATACACCTAAGAGCCTCTTCTTTTCTGGAAGCATCCTGCCACACCAACGTATACGTTGGCTCATGTTTATCACTTACTGAATCATATACATTTTTATAATAATTATAAAGACAATCAAGTTCCTCATCTGAAATTCTATCCCCCAAATTAAACTTTATCCTTGCATCGTTAAAATCAACAGACATAGATTACCTCCTTAATTATCTTTCCCATTCATATAAATATGGATCATATCCAAGGTACTTCCTTCCCAATAGATATGAACTCCCTTACCCTTAGCCCACCCGCAGATAAAAGCCAAATCCGCTTGTTTATCTCTATACTCATAAGAGCGCAAAGGGGATCCCCTCACACAGATAGACTCAAACCTACCCTCGAACACTGCATGAGCCACCATAATACAGATACTATTGCTCAAAGGCAGCCCTATAGCATGTAACTCGTCTATAGGAATATCCTTAAAACGATAGGTAGGCTCTGCAGAGGACAACCCATGTAACTCATAGTACCTATCAGCACCGACTATCTTACCTGTGCCTAAAGCCCAAATTTCATACCCTTTAAGCTCTTCCTCTGATATGGGTCGGGCATTGCCACAGATGACTAGGTGTTTACTTATCATTGAAACTTAATCTCTTCTATACTCGAAATGAACTCTATACCGTTCATAACAGAGAACACAACTCGCTTATCACCACTCAATATGTTAATGTATTTATCACTCTCTGTAAACTCGGCATCAACGCGCCTCAGCCACTTCTTCAACTTCAAGCGGTCAGACTTGTCTATAGACTGCGCTGGGGCTTGACGTTTGGTGGTGAAAGGCTTCTGCGCCTCCATGAGGGACATTTTATCCTCAGGTAACGCTATTGGGTGAGAAACCCAAAAAAGTAATGGGCTAATAGGAGTGCGAACCAGATAGCTCCATTCATTTCTCGAAGACATCTTCGGGGAAACTACTTCACCAAAACCCATATCATTTACATGTATGAGAGGAGGTACAGCACAGACAACATTTCCAGCTCTTTCTGAAACATAATTGCGGGTATTAAGAATCCAGTAAACAGCGTCTCCTACTTCAAAAACTGCTTCTTCTATCACTTGTTTTCCTTTATGATTCTACCACCCTACCACATAACAGAAACTTTGTCAAGTGGTTTTGAGACGAATTTTGTAAAATAATATAGAACGCAACTATAACTGTTTTAACGATGTCAAAATAGTGCCTTGAGTAATTTTACAAAAAGCACTAGAGACACATTTTATAATCAATAGGTGCATGAATTTTACCCTAAAACGACCTATTCTAGCCCTTTCTTCAAAGCATCAATAATACACCATGACAGGTTCTCTCCTGCATCAGGAAGATCCTTTTCATAGTCATGATCCAGAATAGCCTGTTTCACCAAAGGATTGATGAGGTGTTTATGTTCATTTACTGCATTTTGTACTTCTACATAAGCAGGGCTATCTTCCTGACCCCAAGCATCTTTTTTACGGAAAATGTGAAAATCAGACACTTTTGAAATCTGTTCTGCAGCCTTCTCCCTGATTGACTGCATCATTTCAGGAGTCAGAACAGAATCCAGAATGGAAAAGGCAGCAGAATAAGCCATATTACCTAAAACACGCTCTTCCTGACGAGGATCTCCACGCAAAGTTTCCTTTACATAATCGATGCAAAGTTGCTTCTTCTCGTCATAGCTAAGATAATCATCAATATCCAGTTCAATAGTCATAATAGCCTCCTTGTGTAGTTTCACCAAAACTTAATCTAAATCGCTCCTAGACCCCTTCTCGTGCGTCTGGAGAAGGATTAAGCAGACATTCATCAGCATAGCATCTAACCGACATGTTAGGCAAGGTGTAGTCAATAGGAATATCCTTAAATGCACTATCATTACGGAAACCAATACAATAGGCGCACATTGCTACACAAGCATAGGAACCGACACTTGGGTGAGACTTTCCAACCTCAACAGAAGATCTGTGAGGACATTTAGGAATAATCCAACCATCATTACCAACATTAAAATGATACACATTCATAAAGCACCTCCATTAGAATAACCAGAGTATAGCACAACCACGAAATCCTGTCAAGGGCGGCTGGCGCGCCGAAACCCTATTTTTTCGGAATTCTTCTCTTTCTTTATTCTCAGGTAGATATCAAAATTCTCAGAACAGAGGAACTCTGTATATTATGTAATAATATCTTACTTCTGTATATTCTAATGTAAGTACTAATGTTAATACTTGTCCATAGGTAATCAATATGGCCCATATTAACCATCGAGATGGGCCACCCAAGCTATCAATATGGCCCATATTAACCATCGAGATGGGTTTATCTGGTATAAGGGTACTTGACAAATACTTTTTTCTGTGGTAGTATCTCCACATACATCGTATGATGTCCAGAGCCTATATCATAACTGACCACTATGATATGTGCTTTGTAGCGCAGAACCTTCCTGATTTATCCCGTGGTCACCTCGAAAGAGGGGGGTAAGTCAGGAAGGTTTTCTTTTTAGAGGTGCCAAATGGCGTGTATTACCAAAGAAGACTACACTAAGATGTGTAAAAAACGAAAGCAACTAGTTTATCTGAAACTGCAAGGGTTTCTCTATGCAGAGGCAGATAAATACTGGGAAGTATATGATTGTGCTGAATGGCTCATAATATGCCAATGGTTTTATGCTTTCTATAGAGATGCTGTAAATAAGAAGATAACTAAGTATCGTCCAACAGATAAGCAACAGTATGCTTGGGTAAGTTATAAATGGCTTGCCCAACGTCTAGGAGCCTATGGGATTCGTAATCCTGATACTATTGGTAGATGGTTTACCAAACTATCAACAGATACACCAAACGCCCCCGCATTACTCAAGAAATGGGTAGTCTTTGATGAAGATACTCAGCATTCCTCTGTGTATCTTTGTCCTACAGAAGCATGTGTACAGTTATTTGCTGTTCCGACTTCTACTGAAGATATGGCTGATTATGTAGCTCGTATTGCGGAAGAGTCTTCAGATGATAATTTTTCTGAGGAGGATTCTCAGCCTCCAGAGAAACCAGCAGAACCTTTCACCTTCCCTGATTGGTGGGATCATTTCTGGGAGGAAGTATCCGCTACAGGCAAGTACACCGACAAAATCTATAAGGATAAATATCCCACTGTAGTGAACGGCTATGTGCAGGATGCTGTAAAGGCCATCTCCTCTATAATGGATGGTACTTACTATGACAAAGGCTTTTATGGTGAATTCCATGATGTAAAGTATGATCTTAGTGCTATTACTATTGATAGTATCATTAATGCTATGAAGAAGTACAATACAAAAGAACCAGTTACTATGAAAGAGGTTGTGTGTCCATTTGCTGGAAAAGGTAAGAACTCTAGGAAGAGTAGATTCATATCACTTGTTTGTGTAGGCACAGAATGGCCTAAAGACAATGCACCAGTGAAGCCCAAGAAGCTCCCCGAGGCAGATAAGCCTGAAAACACTCCTAATTGGATTTGGGAGTCTCATCAGCTCCCATCTCTGTATCCTGAGATTCAGCAGGATGACAGGAAGTTTTGGGGGTTCTATGTTACGGCTATGGAGTATATAGATGACTGCCAGAAGAATAAGGGTACAGACAGGACTAAGTGGGGGCTGTGGGCGAAACTAAATAATGGACTAACTAATCCAGCCAATAACATTTTCATGGATATATTTAGATCTGCTAAAGAAGCAGAAATGTCTCTTGATGATGTGTATTCCATGCACATGGGGGATTGTAATAACTTCCTATGGATCCTGACTGCAAGGAGAGTTAAACACAGTCATGGCATTAAAATACTCCCTGACGGAGCAACCCCAAGTAATGATTATGTTTATGCGTCCGGCCCGTTGAACAGATCTGTGTACGAAAAGAAAGGAGCAAAGCGATGAATAAAGAACTTAAGGCAATTATAGAAGACATTGACCAGATTAGCGTGTGCATGAATGATAAAGCAGATTCATTAGACAGGTTCTGTGCTTATTACGCTAATAAATGTACAGCAGCTATAGTAGCTCTAAAGCGTAGAGAGCAAGAAGGCCCTGATGATGGACGGGTGGAACAATACAATGCAGATATTAAGGAGCTAGAAAAAGAAGTGTCTGGTAATGCAGAGATGTATTCCCAGTTTGAAGTAAGGGTGAGGCCACTCAGACAATATGCAGGAATGCTAACGGATGTTTCCTATAAATACCACAACCTCCCTTGACACATCCTCTGCATCTGTGCTATAATGCTCTTAGGTTGATTATTAAGGAGGCTAGATATGGATATAAGAATTGAATTCACTGCAGGAGATACTTTCGAGGTGGCAGCGTCACAGGCTATAGCTTTTGCTAGAAAGATTGATGAGTCTGTGGTGTATAATTGGAATGGGATAGACATTTATTTGAATAAGCATTCTACAGAGTTCGCTGCGCAGTCTCAATGGAAAGAGGGTCTTGAAATGGAACAATACATAAGATCACAGAAATGAGCCGATCCAGAAAGAAGTGCGGTGTAATCAAGGATAACGGCAGAAGCAAGAAGTACGACAAGAGGCTTGCCAATAAAGCTGTCCGTCATGCTGACCTTGCTTCTGGCTGCTCGTACAAGAAAGTTTATAACCAGTATGACATTTGTGATTACTGGTGTAGCGATTTTAGGGAACCACGGATTAAGTGGTGGGATGATGAGGAAGAGTATCAAGCATACCTGAGGAGGTTGTATAATAAATGACAGGCATTTATATGGGGCAGACGGGTTGGTTAGATGGTTTACAATTCGGAAAGGAATATGAGCTATTTGAGTGCAATGACCATCAATACCTTATCAGAGAAAATGAAGTTGGTGGAGAGTCACAGATTCTCAAGAGTAAGTTTGAGGTAGTAAATGAGTAAAATTGTAGTTTGTGACATTGACGGGACTATTTCCAAGGTAGGTGACAGGATTAAGTATCTTGAGCAGTCTCCGAAGGACTGGGATGCTTTCTATGGTGCTTGCGGGGAAGATAAGCCTGTTGAGAATGTAATTGAGTTAATTGGTGTACTGTATGATGGTTACAATGATATTGTATTCTGCTCAGGTAGAAGAGAATCATGCAGAGAAGATACCGCTAAATGGATAAAGAGTAATGTTAATTATACCTTGGGTAATGTACACATCCTTCTTCGTAAAGACGGTGACTACCGATCAGATACTATTGTGAAGAAAGAGCTTCTTGACAATTACCTCTCTGAGAATGGCTACACTAAAGACGACGTGGCTTTTATCCTTGAGGACAGGTCTTCTGTGGTCAAGATGTGGCGCGATGCTGGTTATACCTGCCTTCAGGTGGCAGAAGGAGACTTTTGATGGAGGATTATGAGAAACCTACTGGAGTCATGATTGATTTTCTTAAAGAGCTATCGACTCTATTAGAAAAGTACAAAATTGAAATTACTGCAGCAGATGAGTGGGGCGGGTATGCTGAATGTGGAGAAGATATTCAAATCCGAGTGGAGACAGATGGCACAGAAACATTCTTCTCTATACCTTTTGGCAAATACCTATCAAAAGAATCTATACAGGAGTCCTTAAATGACTAACTGGTACAAATACAGAGACACAGGTTTCATAATAACTAATATTGACTGTAACAGAACCATGTGGAGGAGGGAGCTTGACACAGGTGAGTATTATGCTGTACTCTACGAGAAAGCCGTTCGTCCTATCGCCAATGGCACAGGCATCAGGTATTGTGTAGCATATCATGGCGGTAGCGAGAACTATTGGGAGTTCACCACACATGAGGCAGCAATGAAGCGTGTGAGGGAACTTGTGTACGGTGTGGCTAGGAAGTTGGATGGTGTAAAATGAAAAGAGATACTAATAATAGTAACAATTTTGTTGAATCATTTTTAATTGAACTGAAAGATGTCAAAGGAAACAAATTTGTAGTAAGGGAATCTGTCAGCTCTACAGGTATGGTTGAACTCCGGTATGTACCTAAAGAATTTCCTAGTGATTTTACTGTATGTTTTCCCTCTCTAACATCAGCACAGGCAGCGGCATTAGCAAATGCTATTATGCAGGTTACGAGGCATCTAAACAATGAGTAGTGTAATTATAGACGGATATAAATTTACTCCAGTAAAAGCTGGTGTGTACAAAGTAGTTACTCTATCAGGTATAGTCGGAGAGTGCTATTGGGATCCTAGATGGGGTGGTTGCTGGAAGGATTTTACTTCCGCTAATAGCAACAAGCACACATATTATAGAGAAGATCATGTTATCCGATGGTTTTATGATGAGGGGGGTTTGTATGAATGACATAATGAGAGCTTATGCATGGAAAAAGAAGTGTCCATATTTGGTGATACATTTTGATTTTTCGGGGTTGAGTGGGTCTGTAAAGGCAAAAGACAAACAGAATCTTATTATGTTTTTTGGAATGTCTTTTAGCAATAGGAAGGGTATAAGGCGAGTTTCCACTATGGAAGAAGCATGCACATGGGTGGTAAAAGAATACACAGAAAGGAATTCAGAATGGAAAGATATGAAAATACCTTTGAAGATGCCTTCATTCAGGACGCTATAGATGTGATATTGAATACAATTAGCAATATAATTCCATTTGACACAACAGGAACTATCACAAGAAAGTCTAATAATGGAAATGCTATTTATATATTGGAGGAGAAATGACAGGACGTAAAATCCCCTATACTAAATCTCGTGCCATTGCACACATGATGTGTAACGAAGTCTATAAAAAGGAACGTAGGCACTTAAAGAGACAAGCACGACGAGAAGATAGGCATTATTTAGTTCGTGTGGACAAAATAAATAACCCTGTATATGATGTTTTATTTAGTACAGTAGATGAAGTACAGGCAGAGCACCCTTATTTAGGGTATAAATTTAATGAGGATATGTCCTATGGATTAGTGTGGGTCAGGAATTTAGTACCTAATTGTGCTGCTAGTTTCCTTATCCCTATTGATGGAAGTGTCAAATACTTAATAGCAGCTACGAATGCAGCTGTAGCTGCTTATAGTAGGAGACAGGTAAATGCTTAAACCAGCTATACTCTACAAAGAGGCTCTAGCAGAAAAAGCTAAGATTGTGCTTATGGAGCCAGAGAAGTACAAATTTATGGATCTAAATAATTATCTGAGCTATAATATATTTACTGTAGACGAGGTTGATGAGTATTCAAAGATTAAAAGAGTTTCTGTTAATGCTGATGGGGCTGTTCTTGGGTACATGGGATGCACTGTATGTAGACAGGACAACTCAGTAGCAGGATTATTTTTTGTAAACTTTGACCTGACCAAGCTCTCTGTTACCTTTGTACGAGATATGGAAGCCTTCCTGCAGTACCTATTGAAGATGTTCAGGAAGGTGTCGTTTGTATGTGTAGTCGGAAATCCTGCAGAGAGACTCTATGATAAGGTTATAGAGAAGTATCATGGTAGAGTTGTGGGTGTGAAGAAGCAGGAAGCGTTGTTGCAAGATGGTCAGTTTTATGACCTGAAGTTATATGAGATAGTAAAGGAGTAAGATATGAGCAAAGGATCTGACAGCCTATCCTCAGCAGCGGCTGTGTTGGGCAAAAAGGGCGGGAAAGCCACCACCCCCAAAAAGCAGAAAGCTAGTAGAGAGAACGGGCGTCTTGGAGGCAAAAGTTCTTCTGGTAAGAAGTAGTATACCCCTAATCGCTTAGCCATAGTGATGTAAGTTATATCCCTAATCGCTTAGCCCCATATGCCTATTCGATTAGGGGTTCTTTCTGCCACTTCAGCGCAGCAGACATATAAGGAGCAATCTAGTATGAAAGTTTATGTTGTATTGCTTAGGCGATGGGGTGGCACAGAAACCCATTCCTATATTTATGATGTCTATAGTACACTTGAAACTGCAATATATGCAGCTAGAGCTGCAGAGGATGATCGTGGCGGCAAGTATGTTGCCTATATTGAGGAACGTGACGTAGATCCAACAGTTGCTGATAGGCCAAGGTTATTCCATACAGGTAATTTTAAGGATTTCCCTAGAGAAGCAGTACATTGGCAACATGCTGATTTGCTTCGTCGGATGAATGGTGAAATAAATACCAAATAATTCATTTAATTCCTGATTTATTGAAACTGCCTTCAGCCCTTGTCCAGCATAGCTTTGTGGGATGGGGGCTTTTATTTATTCTGAATTATTGTAATTAAATATGTGGTTCTGGGTGAGAATGCAGCGTGGTTTTGTCAGGAAAGGTGATGCTTTTGCTGACATTAGTAATATGGTTAGATCTAGTTGTGGTAAGTGTTTGTAGTTGAACCCAGAAGTGCCAGTTGTACTGGTGACTCAACCCCGTAGTTGTACAGGCAAGCCAACCCTGCTAGTTGTACCGGCGTCCCGACCCTGTAGTTGTACGGGTGCTTTGACCCTGTTGTCCGTAGTCTGGATAGGTGAGTGTATCCTTTTGTATACAGTAGGTGTGTCAAAATGACACAATGAAGCGTTTCTATCAATAGAAGTGTAAAGATTGTGTATATGTGAATAACTCAATTTCTTATTGTGCATAACTACCCCCAAAATTGTGGATAACTTCGTGTATAGTATCATATATAAAAATAAATGTCAATAGCCCTTATTTGTGTATAAGTCTATTTTGTCTTTATAGTGTATAGAAATAGCAGAAAATAAAAATGTCTCTACTATATAAGCAATAAACTACAAAATTATTTTGACGATTTTTGTATTTTACCTATTGCATAGTTTTAGTTTATTATTATATAATAGGGTAACGGTTCCAGAGAACCAAAGGAGAATTTTATGTACAGTAAAGACAGTTTTTTGACAGTATCCTATAAAGATGGTTTTATCCATACTTGCCGGGATATCAATAGCGGAAAAGAGATTGTACAGTCTCAAATTGGTTATGAATGGAAAACTCATAATACTATTATAGGCGCAAAAAGGTACATTAGTACCACAATGCACTATAGACACTCTTGACAATCTTTCTCGACCTAGTTTATAATGAGTTTAATATGGCAAGCCGGAAAAGCCTATAAAACCGGCAAAGGATAAATTATGAGAACGAAAGTATCGGCTCGGCAAATCAGGGAAAATTACAATTGCATCGCAGTAGGCTATTGTCAGTTACAACATTTATTGACCTATGCAAGTGCACCTTATTACACTGACGGTGTTTACGGATGGAATTTCGACGTGTACACTTTCGAGTATAAAGGCAATAACGTCGCGATTTGTACCGGATATCGTGGAATGGTAGGTACTCGCGTTGATTATGACATTGAGCGGGAATTTGAAAAAAGAGCCGAAACTATCCTTACTGATGACGTGCAAGGAAACAAAAAAGAACGCCTTGACGCGCTCATTATGGAATTTATTTCTGTTGCATTACCCGAATTGAAATAAAGGTGGCCAAAATGATATTAAACACTAGGGAATTTGACGTAAATGGTATCAATGTTATCGTCGGGCACGATAGGGAAACGGGGAAAAGATACTTTTGCATAGAGGCTAATAACGCTTTTTTACTTGACCCGATCAATAAAATCAAATACATTTATTCGATAGGAATTGAGTCACTAAAGTCAATTTTTTGGATAGAATAGGAGGATTTTATGGAAAATTTTATCAAGGTATCGGCAAACTTTCAAAATTCGATGAATTCGGATTTCTGGTACGAAACGCATGAACGGAGTTTTTTCCCGTCAAGTTTTATTGACAAAGGAAAAAATATTGACAAATTTGTGAAAAAAGTAATGTCAAAAAACGATAAAAATAAGAAAAAATTTACTCGCCTTGACGTTGAACTTTATACAGATTCCTATAGTGCACCTTCTTGTACCCTATGGGTAATCGTTGAATACGGGGAAAAAACATATCGAAAAAGCAACCCGGATAAAACACTGACGGGGATTATTATCACGGAAGAGGAATTTTATAGTGGAATTCGGGAATTTTCTGCTACTATGTTCGGAGGTGAAAAATGAGTAACATGGAAAAAATGCCGAAAAAATCGAGCAAGCCGACAGACCTTAAAAGGATAGACCCGAAACGGTCAAAATCAAGAAAATGAAGCCGTGAAACCGTAGCACTAAAAAGCTACGGTTTTTTATTTATTTTTATTTATTTCTATTGACAAGGTTATCGGCATGGTGTATAGTTATAAATGTAAAGAGGAGACAAGAGTATGACAGTACACCAGATTCAAGAAGCAACAGATAAAGCAAGGCTTATAACGGCATGTAACAAACTCGCCAGCGCTATGAAAGCTAAAGAAGCGGAATATATTGACCCTATCCTTGAACATAAGGGAAAAACCCTTTACCATGTAAATCGTGAAAAGCAGAACACGGTGAAAATGACAGTAAACTACTAACCTTTTTT